ATGTTAGACGATACACTAAAGAGAGCGATTGTGGGCGGAATCATATTCACTGTTCTATCAGTAAGCGGTAAATTAATCGGCACACGATTAGAAAGAGTAACACCAGTTAACTTAATACATTCTTGGTTGAGCGAAATTGGGTCAGACGTTAGATGGTTCGGCTTTGGCGTTGGGTCTGTAGCTGGTGTTGCATATGCGATCACCCCATATTGGAAGCATACTTACGCGATCGCCTATTTCTTAGTAACGTTTCAAATTATTCTGTTTAGTGCGTTGGCGATGGTGGCGCTTGTCTCGGTAGGTGCGATCGCGTTATCTAAAATAGTCAGAAATAATATTCAGCTTAATAACCGAGACAAAACAAATTATTTAACTTTTATTCCAGTTGCAGCGTCAATAATTAAATTAGTTTTATGGGTATGTGGCTTTGTAATATTGCTTGCTACAAACGGGATTGACATCACTCCAATATTAAATATAGGCGCTGTCACACTGGCAATATTTGGATTTGCAGGACAGGACAGTTTAAAAGATATATTGGCTACAATTAAGATATTTTGGGATAGAATATTGTATGTTGGAACTGTTGTTAAATTCCCTGGACAAAAGCAAGGAACGGTAACTAGTATCACATTATGGAATACAACAATAAAAATAGATTTAGATGGGCAAGATGCTCATTTTATAGTTGCTAATAGAGATATAAATAAAATTATTGTTATTAGTCATCCTTTATAACGAAAGCCTCGGCGCTAGTCTCCGAGGCTTCAAACTTGATGGACAACGTGCATTGTAAGCGTATTTAATTGTTGCTAGCTATTGCTATAATTTGCTTAACAAGATGAGGTAATTCTCTGTCATTATTTACCTGCGATCGCAGCCAAGCTAAAATTTCTGAATCGGTTTTAAGTTGAAGCGTAATTTGTTTAACTGACGCTTTGTACTTAGCATCGGCTGCTATTTTTGCTGGCGTTACTTTTCTTTTAGGCATGATTAAACTCCGTTTCATTGCAATATTCGACTACACAGTTTTCGACTTTCGTATGGAACGCTGGGTACATGTAAGCAGGTATCCGTTTACCAGAAGAAGCGCTGATGCGATAATCTTTCAAGCAATCGTCGTTAATGCTAACGCGCAAGTGCTTTAATCGTTTTCCGACCTAAACGCCAAGTGCCCTTAGCCGCTTAAATATAAAGTAACGTATTCTGTACATTGTGTCAATAACCACACAAATATTTTTTGATGGTAAGGAAAGTAACTTCTATTAATCTCGTTGTGGGAATCTGCACGACGGATGAAAGCTTTGATAAGACCTTTCCAATCTCTTGGTATTATGTACATAAGCAAATACGTAATTGTACATTGTGTTAATAACTGCACAAAATATCACATGGCAAAAAGTAAGTACACCGAGGAGACAGTTGAGAAAATATTAGAAGCGATCGCCTGCGATGGTTGTGATGAGTCTGGGTGGTTGGCTGGTAGTATAAGCCATGAAACATTTTATACTTGGCAGAGCAAATATCCTGATTTTTCTGAGTCGGTTGTACGCGCTAAGGAAGAGTTTAGAAAATATTGCCCAGAAGCTCAGGTTAAAAAAGCAAGAGATAAGTTAAATGATGCATTAGAGAATGGACACCGTATAAGATGGCGATCGCAATCCACAAAACGAATTGACCATTACAACTCAGACGGTTCCTTAAAGTGGTATCAAATACATACGGAAGAAGCGAGCAAAGAAGAAGACCGCCCAACGCCCCAATGGGCAATAGAAAGAGTTATCCCACGACCAATAAACACACTAGACCAGCTGATAGCAGCTGCATCAGAGTATGGATGTACTGTAGTAGTAAAAGATGCCGATTTATTTAACAGATATCTCCAAGAAGTCTCTAGCGAAAGTAACAAAGGAAACTCTAGAGCGGGGCTTACAGAAGAGGAAGCAGCAAGTATACGAGCGAAAATCTTGGGATTGGCAGAATAGTCCGCCGATTCTGTTGCCTTATCAGGGGCGATGGGTTAGCGATCGCTCTCGTGTCAAGGTGTGCGAGAAATCCCGCCGGATCGGTATTTCCTGGGCGGATGCTGGTGGTGCGGCTTTAGATGCCGCAAGAATTAAGGGTTATGATACTTGGTATCTTGGCTACAACAAAGACATGGCTGAGCAGTACATCAGTGATGTCGCGTGGTGGGCAAAGTCTTACAATCTGGTAGCCTCGGTAATTGAAAAGGAGGTGCTAAAAGATGAAGACCAAGATATTTTAGTTTTTAGGGTAAGATTTGCTACAGGGTATAAAGTATCAGCGTTATCAAGCAAGCCTGCGAATTTGAGAGCAAAGAAGGGGGCGATCGTAATTGACGAGGCAGCGTTTCACCAAGACCTCGATGAATTGAGGAAAGCAGCGATGGCGGTACTTGCCTGGGGCGGGCAAGTCCGTATTATTTCCACCCACAACGGGGTTGAAAATGCATTTAACCAATTATGCGAAGAGATACGCAAGGGCGAGTTAAGCTACTCTTTACATAAAATGACGCTACTTAGTGCGGTTAGGGAGGGATTATATAAAAGAATATGCATGGTGAATGGTTGGGAATGGGCGGTCGCGTCACAAGAAAGATGGATTGACCAGCTTTACAAAGATTACGGGATTGGAGCGGAGGAAGAACTAGGGTGCGTACCTCTTGACGCGAAGGGAGGAGGTAAAGTCTTTAATCGTGCTTGGTTTAATATAATTGATGCACCTAGGGGTGGATATGATGCTATGGTGCGATTTTGGGACATGGCCGCAACTGCTAAAGAGGTGAATAAAGACAGTTTTTTTACAGCTGGTGTTTTGCTTGGTGTAAAAGATGGTATTTATGATGTGATTTCTGCGATCGCATTACAACTTGACGCGATCGCAAGCGATCAACTAATTATTGAAACCGCTAAGCGCGACGGTAAAAATGTATTTGTAGCTTGGGAAGAAGAAGGCGGCAGCGCAGGGAAAAGAGTCAGCCAATATCTTGCTCACCAACTTGAAGGATATTTTGTTGAAGGAGTAAAGCCACAAGGCGACAAGCTTACACGAGCTAAGCCAGTAGCCAACGATATCTACGAAGGTAAGGTGAATTTAGTTGAAGAGGAATGGTGCGATCGCTTCCTCACTGCAATCCATAAATTTGATGGTACTCCTAAGCCCCTAACAAATGACTTTGTAGACGCATTGTCTGGCGCTCACACGTTTCTGTCTGACCCTACTAAGTTGAGCGCAAGACAGTATCAGCGTTTCTTACGAGGCGAAATTTAGCTTAATCTTCCGGCTGCTTGCTGAATGGCGTTCCAGGCGGTTGTAAAACCAGCGATCGCGCTACCAGGTATCGCCCTCCCAGTGCCAAAGCCACCAATTAATCTAGTAGTTGCGGTGTCGCTTAAAGTTTTAGCCATAACAGTTATTGGCTCAGAAGGAAAAACTAAGCCTGTTGTTGGGGCGTTCGTTTTTACCGCGATTTGTGTGCCTCTCTGGTAGGCGGTTACTGTAGAGTTTAGTTTTGTCCCAATGATTAGCCCAGTGCTGTTAGTTCCGTTATTGGTGAAAACCCTAGCTGTGCCTGTATTGCCAGCGTCAAGATACAGATTATTATCGTCAAGCCACCGGGGATGTAATAAATATCTATTGCTAGATAGTGTTGTCCCAAAAAAATCCTTGATTCCGTTGTTGGTTAAATTATGAATGAATAAACAGCAATCGTTAGTATTGCATAAGTTTGCGTTATGCGATCGCAGTTCATGAGTGCCAGCTAATACGCTGTATCCTCCTGAAGTGCTATAAGAAGGCGAGCCTAGAATACCTAGGGATTCAGATTCATTTGACCGAAACCAGAGTTTAGAAAAACTTCCAGCAGCGATAAAACAACTTTGAATTATATGGTTTATACCGTTTGGGTCACGTAAACCATTTTTATAGCAATAAACCACAAATTCATTTGTTGCGGCAACCATCTCAGGTGTAGGCTGAGTGTTTGTATGCCGTCCAAGCCACGCGATTATATCAGGGTGTAGTTGATTTATTAATGGCATTGGCATTAGGCGATCGCTCCAAATACTCGCCATTCAAAATCATTGATTTTGCGTAGATAACAGCTGGTGTATCTTGCTACTATTTGATGTCCTGTCGTCGCCGAGGTTCCTAGACGACGAAGACTTACCCCAGGAGCCACAGCAAAGGATACTGTACCCGCCCCATCTCTCTGCACCTCGATAATACTAAAACTTGGGATTAATTCAGACCCGTCTGGGATTGTGATAGTAATAGCCCCTGCATTGGTGCAGAATTGCAAAGAGCCACTATCGTCAGTTCTAATCGTTTTAGAGGTTGTTACCTCGAAAACAGTTGTTGTTGCCATCGCTAGAACGCCGTCTGTATCTGGCAAGGTGATACTGCGATCGCTTGATGGATTCCAAGATAATGAACCGCGATCGCCAAACTTCAAAGTTTTCTGACCCACCCCTAGCCCGATCTGCATAGCGTCAGCGATTGTCCCAATTAAATCAGAAAATAAACCCATTAGCTTGGAATATCGTAAAATACCTCAACTCTAGCAGCGCCTACGGTTGCACCACCAGCAGAATAAGCAATCTGTAACGCCTCACTTGTACCAACTGGCGTCAACCCTGGGTAAATTTCAAACACTGTCCCCGCTGCTCTTTTTAAATCAACTTGGGTTGTGGCGACATATTTGCTTGTTGCGCCGCTAGTCCCAACACTCATAGTCGGGCTTCCATTAAAGGCAGTATCAATATTTACCCTCACTGCATTAATTACAGCATTAGCGGGAAGCGTAAACATACTTTTTGGTGATGTGTCGCCAAATGCGAGGGTAGTTACATCGCTACTTACTTTGTCGCTACCTCCCGCGATCGCTATAAAAGTTATATTACCTGAGCCATCTGTGCCTAGGGCTTGTCCTGCTGTTCCTGCTGTCGCCGGAAAAGTCCAGGTTACGGCAGATGATTGAGTTCCATTTCTCCTCAAGGTCAGAGTATTGGCGCCTTCGCTGCCTATGATAATGTCGTTCCCAGCAACATCGACCCTATTCGCAGCAAGAGGAGAGAAAGCAGAATCATTTGTATCACGTATTTCAAGGCGTCCTCCTGTCCCAGATTTAAGGGTATTTCCGGTCAGTCCAATTTGAAATTTAGTTAAAAGTGTCCCAAATAAATCTTTCCAAGCCGACATCTTAGACCTCCAAAATTACAAAACCAGAACCTTGAGTATTACCCATCCCTAGAGCGATCGCTAACTTAATTTCAGTCGCTGAAACATAGTTGACTATTGGTGATGTTTCGTATTCTGCGATCGCAAGCGGGTTGTTGGCTCCTGTTGTGATAAGCCGCTGCAAATTCAAGTCATCACCTAGGGTCAAAACCGAGGGTGAATTAAAAGGCGTAACAATAATGATACTGGCGCGTTTAATAAATCCTTGGACAACGCCAATTAATTTTGGTGTTGCATCACCCCAAGAAAAAGGGACTTTTAATCGAGTCGCATTTGCGTTTCCGCTACCGACTGCGGCGTTTGTTGCTATGGCTATTGTTATTTTTTCGTCGATAACTTGAGATACTGCCCCCTCGGCAATAATTGTTAAATTAGTCACCTCGTCGCCTCCGGTGTAACTTCAACCCACCCCTCTACAATACGGATGACTTCACCCTGAGGCGATTCTAGCTCAATATCGTACACCCAAACATTGCGACCAGCTATTGGTTGTTCTTTAGCTGTTGCCCGTTTATTCATCTTTGTAGCTAACCAATCAAGGGACGTAGTTTGTTTATCGGTAAGCTGTGGGCGAATGAGAGTACCTAAAACTGTTCCCCCTCCTGGTAAATTGGCGCTCCCCTGTACTAGCGGTGGAAAAGAAAAAGATGCTTTAATTAACCCTCCTTGTTCGGCGTAGCGATCGCGGATTTGCCCACGAGGCAACCACATCGTAAAATCTCCTTCCAATACTAAGGTTAGCCAATTGAATGTCGCACCCTGTTCGATAGCGTATCGACGAGGGGGAGCCACTGCGTTGCGGAGGTGTCCTCCGTTGTAGCACGTGGCGTCGTTATCGGTATTGGTAAGATGGAAGACAACAGCAGCCATATGTATTTTTAAATAATGAATGTATCTTACCCTTTATCCTATTTGCAAGGAAGCTTAAAAAGTGGCGTTATTAATATGTCACGTGTACGACATCTTCTTGATACCATTATGGGCGAGCGCTTGTTATTTCCTGATTTTGGCGTACCCCTGGAATTGCTATACTCGACTGCATTACCTCAACTATTTGCTGAAAGAATACGTTTAGCAATTGCGCTTAATAACATTCAATCGCAGGTAACAGTTAAAGAGATAGCGAGCGGAACGTTAACATTGGAGATTAAATTAGCCACAGGAGACACATTACTTTATGCAACCCCCGCAAGTTGATTTAACGACAGCACAACAACTATTTGATGTAGCAAAAGAAAAAGCGATCACCGTATCAGGTGGTAAGCTAACAGATTTTTCTCCCACCTCTCCTGTGTCGGCGATACTAGAAGCAAATGCGATCGCGGCAAGCGAGGTTATTCAACGAGTTAACGAATTAGCCGCCAACTTAGAGAAAAATAGAATTTCATATTTTGGTGTTGAACGACGCCTCGGTGTGGCAGCTGTAGGATCCATCAAAATAGATTTGGATGGAGTTTATGCGGAATCCTTTTTGTTACCTTCAGGATTCCGCTTTTCTAGTTCTGGAATATCCTGGGAAACAGTTGAGGAGGTGGCGATCGCTCCTTATCAAACTAGTGGTACGGCAGTGGCGATCGCTCTTACTATCGGCGAATACATAGAAAACATAATTACTTATTCTCCCATTCCTCGCGTCGCATCTATTTCCTGGGCGGAATTACCAACTGGTGGACAAAAAGCTGAAACTGATGAAGAATGGAAAAACCGCATACTAGGGAGCTTGCGGCGACGAGATACGCTTTTATCTGAGGATGATTTTGAGGATGCGGTACGAGAATATTTAGGATATGGTTCAGTCGCCTTAGCTGTTGGACGGTTAAAGCCGGATAAAGCAACATACGGGAACGGTTACGTTGGGGTATTCGTGTTGAATGGCGATGGTTTGCCTATGACTCAGCCAGTGCGATCGCAGTTAGAATCTTTCCTCAACAGAAAAGCTGCAATGGCGCTAGTCACCCTTTGGGATGTCGAAACTTTTGATATCAATGTCAGTGTTGTTGCTGCGATCGCTAACACCGCAAATCCCGATTTAATTGCCCCACTGGTTCAAGATAAAGTCAAAAGTTATCTTCGACCAGGAAACTTACCGCTTGGTGACTTAATACTTAATAAAGCGCTTGAGAAAAGAATACAAGAGGTGTCAGGGATTACAGAGGGTATTGTGTCATGTCTACTCAATAATCTCGCTCAACCTCAACCATTGCCAAACGCTTGGACGGTAGCAAAACTTGCTACCTTAGAAATTACTTTAATTAACCAAGGGAGAGAATTTAAATATTAATATGTTTAACACCATAGATTCTGCGATCGCAATTGTAAAACAGTACGCGGGCATATCGCCAACTAACTACAGTTGGGATGATGCATTAACGGTATTATTAAATCAATCGCGATCGTCTCTAACTTATCGTCCCTGGATAGTAGCTGCTTTTCACCTCTGGAGCGCATCAGGAAGCGTACGACAACAGCTATACGAGGGAGATGGGGCTAAGTTTTTAAAGCCAGAAGAACTAAAGCCAGCAATTGAGGGATTGCTGGCTATGCAAGAAGCTGTAGACGGTTCAGCTAATATACCAGATAGCTGGACAGTAAGAAATGTACGTCTTTTATGCGGCTGCAAAACTGGTTTTGATACCTCCACTGATACGTCTAGTAGTTGGGGGGCAATTGTCGTTTAGCTTACAGAGCCGTTCGGCAATGCTGACGCTGTAATGTATGGTTCAATACTGAAAACCAAAAATGAGGGGAGCGATCGCACCGCTGCCGTTAAATCTAGATTATTTAAAGAATCTAGTTTAATTTTATGTCCATACATTCCGGTAGAATTTTCTAATTCATACATTAATTGCTCTTTATGCGTAAGCGGGGAAAAACTAACATTAACAATTTCGGTGGGGTCATCATTTGAGGTGGTAATTACAATGTCTTCTGAGCTTTCGGTATGAGTTAATTTAATCAACATTTTTTAGTAGTACTCCTATAGTAAAATTAAAGTGTGATCTGTCTTGGTTCCTGAACTGACGCATAGAACTAGCATCACTAAAGCGCTCAATTCCCATAGAAATCACTTCAGTAGCACCGTCATTATAATATTTACCTACATAAGGATTAAAAAATTTTCCGCGATACGCTTTCTCATCTTCAGTATAAAACCTATTTCCTGTTATTTCCTTTAAAGGTTCTGGATAGTCTCCTGTTGCTTTATCTGCTCTCCACGTCTGAGATGCCTTCATTAATTCTTTGCTTTCAAATTCAACATGATGAGCAGCTTCATGAAAGTATGTTGCTTTGTCACTGTTGCTACCAACGTTAATCATTCCTAGTTCTTTGTTAGCATAAGCTCTTGGTTCTGTCTTCGTAACTTGACGTAAAGAATTACTAGTTTTACCGCCAGTTAATTGATAAAATTCTGCTTGATACTCCCGTATGCTGTCTTCGTCTTTACCCAGCCTTTCGCTAAAAAAGACTGTAGCCTTGGCTTGTGCGATCGCTGCTTCTTTTGAGATATTATGATGCTTTATAATTGCTTCTCTTAATGCCTCGTCTTGTCGAGATTCAATTTTTTCGCGCTCGCGGATTGCGTCATAATATTTTCTTCCTAAAGTGTTTGCCTGCCTGCTTCCTGGCTTTAATTTTTGCGCTGCTTCCCAATCCTGTTTTAATTTAATTTCCTGGTCAGACGGTAGTATATCTTTATAAAAGCGATCGCTAAACAATTTACCTAATGTTTCAACTTGTTTATGATCACTAAAATCAGTTTGCTTTAAAACATACTTGTAATCATTTTTTCTTGCTTCTTTGTTTTCTCTACGCTTTTTCGCTAGACTTGATTCAACTTTGGTTACTGGCTTGCCGCAACTACAGAATTTCCCTCTAGCGTCTCTGCACAAATTACCTTTAACTGGCTTAAGAATGGCATCTAGCTGCAAGTAATCTATTCTTTCAAGTATTAAGTCAGTTGCGTCGAAGATTGATTCAATCTCTAAACCATAACTTTCTTTAAATGCCGCAATCGCTTCTTCTTGAGAACTGTATGCGATCGCTAATACTCCACCTGTATGGTGATTTATAGCGTATATATTTGCGTTTGCCTCTGCAATCTCACCATCTGTCCAAAAATAAGGAGTAACCTCCGCACGGCGCTGGCAATCTAAACGAAATCTTTTATCGACTAAGGGCGGGTGTTCTTCTTCAAGCTCGTATACCTCATTTAAAAAATCTTCGTCCATGGTTAACCTCCAAACTTTGATAACAGTATATCTGCTTGTTTAGGTGACAATTCCCAGGTAAAACTATTTTTAATTTCTTGAAACCCTAATTTCTCATAAAAGTTAAAAGAGTTGTCTACTGGGATAAGCTTTATTCGACCATTCATACCTTCTTTCTTGCTTAACCTAATTGATTCTAACAGCACTTCAGTGCCCGCACCTTTTACCTTCTTGTCAGTGTCAGCAAGATTCCACGGTGCGGTTGCTAAATAATCAACAAATAAATGGGGTGGCTCTCCTGGTTTACTCTCTTTGACTAATATTATTGTTGCGGCTGCCGACAAATTTCCTTTACTATCATAAACTGCTATTTTCTCATCCGTTCGTGCATCTTTTATAACTGAACCAATTCTAGCGTTTTCGCTTAAGGTCTGTCCTGATGCCTTAAGGTAGGGCGAATTGGGTGGGATTAATTCATCAACTCGTGCTTTTGCTTCGTTAACTCTTTTCTGCTGAAAATCAACATCTTTACTTAAATTGTCGATAACCCTTTTATCTTTGTTATCCGCGATCGCATCCCTCAATCGCCCTTGCGCGTTATTTAATTGTCTGTCAGCATTCGCTTTATCAATAATTGGCTTAAGTTCCTTATAATCCCAGCTTGCTAAATCTTTGTTGATTTTGTTTTTATCAGTTGAAGCTGTAAAAACTGTTCTTGCATTCATCGTGGATGAACGCTTAGTTTCAAAATATTGTTTTCCTTCTGGGTGAGAAGCGATCGCTTCCTTCCATGAAGATCGCTTGTGGGGAGAAGAAGGTTTTTGTATCCCGTGTCGGTCTGCGATGGTCTTCAATTGCGCTAAATTCGTCTTACTTGTAATTCTTTCTGTCTTTATTATTTGTGGCGTTGTTGCACCACAAGATATAAAGCGCCCATCCGCACCACGACACAGATTACCTTTTACCTTTGCGCTGTCAACACGATGAGTACGGTAGGCATCCTCATCAGTAATTTGCGTTACACCTAAATAAAAATTTAATTCATCTGGTCGCTGCTTGAGATACGTTTCCTCGGCGTGCTGTTCATTGTCAAAACCGATAGCGTACAGTTCCGGGCGATCGCGTCTTGATATTTCAAATACCCCTACCCCTGCCTCCAAGTCGCGTTCTTCTAATTCTTCGGCATAAGCAAAGCGCCCATATGTAAACATGGACGCGCCAGGTGCTTGAACGGAGGACACCTCCGCAACGTACTGGCTTGCTTTAATAGCATCTGAGCTAATCTCTCCATAGCCTAACATCTTTAAAGCGGCATCAGCTGGTAAAACCCCACAAGCAAAATCTAAACGGATATCGTGTTCCGTCCTTATGCCCCCTGTTCTTTTGTGTTTCTTTGTATAGCGTTTTTTATATTCCTGGCTAATCCAGTATCCAGCATATCTACTCGGATAAGGATTAAATTTATTTCGTGCCTCTTTAACGATCGCATCATGTAACTCCTTGTCGGTAAATATTGCGTCGATTCTCTCTTCCCTCCATGCATCTGTACGATATTCACGTAATTCTGCGATCGTCATTTCCCTTATCCCCCCAAAGAATTCCTTCGGCATCGCTTTTAAATAAATTGATGAAGCTTCCTCCGCGTTCGCCACTCCAATTATTATTTTTTCTTCATCAAATTCACCGTTAATCATTTGAGCGATCGCAAACACTTTTGGGCTATCTAAATTCGTTGATACATAACAATCGACCGCCATACCATCTGCACCTTTGGTCTTTTGAATGTGCCCATATCCAGCGACCAACATCTTTCCATGCCGTTGCTCAAATGGTAAATACTGAAGCCCAATTTTGAATCCTTGCCATTCGATTACTCGTTGTATTGGGGTTGAATCGTCAAGGCGCAACGCAGTGGCTTGACTTGACAACCATTCTATAGCGCGATCGCCACCCAACAGCATTTTTTCTAGTTCGTTCATTTGAAAAAGTGTTGCAGATATATTAATTGTATATTTTGATGTACAATATTATCCGTTTTTTTTCAATTTAGGTATCCACGTCGGGTTAGGCGCGATCGCAAAGCCTGCGTTTTTTTCAAACGGCATCATACCAGGATCGTCTATATCCTCCGATAAATAGGTCGCCCAAAAGTCATTATCTTTGTCGCCAACCACGGGGTAAAGAGCGCATCTACAAGAAACGTGTCCAGGGTGAATAACAGAACCTAGTTTAAAAGCCTTCCCTGACCGCCAAGCGCAAAACTTGCATACACCCTCACGTACTGTCACCCATATCACCTCATTGATTCCAGCATCCTTGTACTTTTGTTGTGAAGCATTACTGTAGGCTTTAATGGACTCGGTACGTGCGATCGCCTCCGCCCTAGACTTAATTATCCCTAGCTGTTCTCTCAATAATGCCGTTACTTTATTGACGCCCCAGCCTTGGGCTAGACCTTCACCGATCACAATAGATGCTTGAGTTGCGAAATTATCACCATGGCGTAGTAGCCGATTATAGGATTCTTGAACGGAGAAGGTGATCGCTTCTACTGGTACGTTAGAGAATGCTGTGCCAATAAAATCAGTGCTTATATCTATTCCGTAGTTGCTAGCTTCAATAAGTAGTTCATTAAACAATGATTCGTATAAAAACTTTTCCCGCGGGTTAATAACTTGTAAAAAAACTCCCAGTTGCTCAGCAACATAAAGCTGACGATAGGAAGAGATAAAAGGGCGATCGCGCTGCATTTCTTCCCACCTTACTTGCATAGTTCTTTCTAGTCGTTGGTAAGAGTTGAGTAGAATTTGGTTTAAACGTGCGATCGCATGGTTTTCCATCTTGTGCAACAATTCGTCATATCGCTGCATCAATATTATTTTCTCTCTCAGTTCCAATTTACAGGCTCCATAATTCCTCTTCAGTAATTCCAAATGCGATCGCAATTCTTGCTACCATCCAATAATTTCTTACTCCTTTCTTTTCGTAATTAGCAACACATTGCTGCCGGACTCCCAGAATCACCGCTAACTGTCCTTGTGACAACTCATGCTTTTCTCGAAGCTCTTTTACTTTATCTCCCGACAATACACGATCATGTTTTAATCCCACAAAAATTTACCTATGAGAAATATTTAATAATTGCGTGTGCAGGCACGTTGTAGGTATGCATCCCTTTGGAGGTTGTTCCTAGATAAACTCCAATGACATTAGGATGTAGTTCTAATTCATTCGCTAATTTTGATGAAACAACTTTTACAATTGGTTTTCCTGGTAACTTTGGAAGATTCGGATCGTTCCATCTGGCGATCGCTTTGTTTGCTAGCTCAACTAGAACCGACTGCTTCATAAACTTTGTGTCTGTAAAATAATATTTGTGCTAATTAATAAAGCTAGTTTAGCAGGAAAATACTATGCGGTTGCGATCGCCAAGTTGTCGGGTAAATATTGGCAATAAATTTGTGTACAGCAACGATGACACGCCACGTGCTACAACGGAGGACACCTCCGTAACGAAGTGGATCGGGTATTTGCAGTCGGTTGAGGTTATGTTAGGTGAGCAAGAAAGAGCATCGAGCTGTAGCATATCAATATACGACCATAAATTAAAATTGTTAAACCTCCTGCTAACTGAGTTCCAGCGAGTAGGAGGCATTTTTGTTTCAAAGGAATTGTTTGAAGATAAGAAAGTTGATTTGTCAGAATCATCAAGTGGAACACCTATTATAAATAATGACCCTAACGGATATTTGAAACAGTTAGAGCAAAAATATGGGGCATCAGACTTGAGTGGGTTAACTCCGGTGGGGCGAAAAGCTTACTCTGCGCTAAGTAATCCAAACGTGAGGGCTTTTTTAGATGCGGTAGCGATCGCGGAACTGGGGGATAACGCAGCTGCAAAAGGCGGATATGGCTACCTATTCGGTGACGTAAATGGTGTAGAAACTTTTGATCCCAAAACATTGATGACGCATCCTTTGCGGAGGCGATCTGCGTCAGGCTATACCTCTTCTGCGACTGGTAGATATCAAACGATGGATTTTGTTTGGAACGATGATACAGCGTATGGTTCGCGGGGGCTAGGGCTAAAAGATTTTAAGCCAATATCGCAAGAGATTCTAGCCGTTGGCAGAATGATGTACAGAGGCATCCTTGAAGAAGTGGAAAAGGGCGATATTGAAGCGGCTTTAAATGGGGATGGACGAAAAGGTAATGGAGCGTCTTGGGAATGGGCAAGCTTAGAGCCTAAACGTTACGGGCAAGGCACTCCAGGAGGCAGAAAAGTTAATTTTATTGCTAATTACAATCGGTTTAAGGCTGCTTCTAAAACAATTCAATCACCTACAACGCCAATCAATAACTTGCCTTCTGCTGTCCCTTCACTTACTGAACTAAAAACATCACGGCAAACAGGAGAAAATAAATTAGACGTAACTCAAGGAATTAGAATTTACATCGAGTTAGGATTTAACGATATAGCACCAACAATATATGAATTTATCTTGACCGAGGTACAGGGAAGCGATCGCATACCCCACACAACAACGATACAAGGAAGGCAAGTGAGAGCGATCGCAGCTAAGTCTTCTAAGTCGTTTGGTGTGAAACGAAATACAACTATTAGACAATTTGCTGGTGAGATTACCTCAAAGATTGGGGCTGACCTAGAAATTAGCGACAATGCGGATACTGATAAAATTCTAACAATCGTTCAAAAGAATGAGACTGATTACCAAGCATTGGTTAGAGCAGCTGCAACAGTTGGTTTATTTATTCGTGGTGATGCGAATAAACTTAAACTTGAACCGTTGAAGGTGACAGATAAAATACGGGTTGTACTACCAGAAGCGATCGCCCCTGGTAGTACTTGGGGGGATTCTGCTAGCAGTGAGCGTTCAGCGCCAACTATCACCAGCACTGTAAGCCCAAAAAGCGGTGGGACTACGGAGCAAAGTGGTACAGACTTACCCTCAGTATCTAAAGAATTAGAGAAGCTAGCAACGCCAGTAAATCTGAACAAAGTAGGAATACTCTTGCCAAATTCAGCGGCCGATGAGAAAAAAGGTATAGGGAAAGGGTTTGAAGGACAATTACAGATTTTGTCGGTCTTGCAGCCAGATGTATTAAATTGGCAACCTGGTGAAATTGTACTGCCACAAACCGGGTACGGGTTAGCGATAGATCGAGAATATCGCATATCCCAGATCAGACACAATTGGAGTAATGGCGCGATGACCGAAGGTCGGTCTTCGACCATCGCATCATCAGCATCGATTTATTTACCAGTTGCGATCGTTATCAAGCAAGATACCGCAACACAAGGTGGAGCAGTGAGCGGTGCAGGTGTAGTAAGTTCATCAGGGAATCAGCTATACGAAAAATGGGATCCAAGGTGGAAGAAAGCAGCAGCAAGAGGCGATGTTATTGAGGGGACAGGTCGCAGGGTAACATCACCCTACGGAATGCGAATACATCCAGTAACAAAAGTTCGCAAGATGCATAATGGAACTGATGTAGATTGCAATATGCGAACTAAATTATATGCGGTATGTAAGCCTGGTGAGTCAGTAAATGTAGAGTATATTCCTAGGTGGGGGGGTGCTGGGAATACTGTAAAGTATGAATATGGAGAATTTACCTTTTATTATTTTCACCTAGACAGTGGTGGCAGTGGTAAATATAATCATGGTCAGATTATTGCTTACAGTGGGAATACTGGCATAGGGACAGCGCCTCATTTACACGTTGAAATATACAAAACAAAAGAAGGAGCGAGCAAGAGGTTTGCAATCCCGTTAGGTTATTTGTATTGGATATTAACAGGAAACTTCCCACCTTGAGAAAATTAATAGAAGCGATCGCGGCTGCATCGATGGCGTACCCAGAGTTTACATCTTTCCGCGACGGATTATTTCAAGTTCTAGAAATTGAAGAAGAACCTTTAAAAGTAGCCCTCGGTATTGAATCCTGCTTTGTAGAAATATCGTCTTCAAAAATTGAATTTGTTTGCGGTGCTGATCGAGTGACAGTTCAGGAGTTGGCAAAAATTAAGCAACTTGCAGAAGATTTGAAACAACGTTACCTTCTTCCTTTCACAGGGGGAACAGACGAGGATTATGATATTGATGCCTGGGTGGATGGCAACCCGGTTATGCCTACGGCAATAATTGGAGGTTGGGAACCAGCAGCATCGGGTGGTGGTGTGGGAATTGACGACGATAACGTAAGCACAACATCTACATGGAGTAGTTACAAAATCACAATTGAGCTAGCAACTCAAAATCTTCCAGTAGCTCAAATTACTGGACTAGGAAATAGCGCTGTATTAAATATTGGAACGACGAGCAACACAGTTTGTGCTGGCGATGACATAAGATTAAGCGATACGCGATCGCCATTACCACATAACCATGCGATCGCTCAAATAACGAACCTGCAAACAATTTTAGAGACAAAGCTTACAGCTATTGTAAGTAACACGGAACCATTAGAAAAAACAGACGGAATGGTTTGGTTTGAGCCAAATGCTATTTATCCACAGCCATGGACTTGGAATGCAACTCAGAATTTATGGATGACCCCACCAATGTTGCTCGATTTCGGAAACTGGTCGGCAACACCGAATATACAAACTACTACAGCACACAACATAGCGATGGCAAGAGCAGAAAAAGCAATACCTTTTTATGGAGTAGCAACGTCTAGAATACAAGTCCTACAAGCATTTGGAATTATAAGAGCAGGTGCAGCAATCGCAGCTAACCAAGAACCTTATATAGTCCCGCGATTATCCTGGTTATCAGGGACAGGGGCTTATAACAATTTGACAGATTTCCAGGAAGAAATAAGAGGTATGTCGGCGCAGGTTAATCGACGAATGTTAAATAATTTTGCCAACCTTTGGATACCTGGCAATGCTTGGAGTTTTGCGTTTGAGCTATCTTGTAAGCGATCGCCAACCAATACTACGACATCGGCATCTTATCCTACCTTAACTTACAATGTGGGAGCATATATTAAGATGTCCAGACCGTGAATATTAAAATATATAATACTTTGCCTCGTACAGTATCAACTACAAGCGGTAATTACGCTTTAATTGCTCGTTTGGACGGGAAAGAAGTATGGGAATTCTTGTTACAACCAACTGAATTACAATGGAGTCATTCATCGAGCTACCAGCCAAGTGGGGCAAGTGGTTCTATACCTATACTTCAGTTTTCCTCATATTCAGGCTGGGCGGTTTCTATGAACTTTCCACTTTACGGAAATGATCGCAATATAACTAATTATGTTGAGCGACTTTCTTCTTTGTTGATACCAGAAAATGGCTCACCACCTGTTTTATTCTGGCAGTGGGGTGAGCGATCGCTTTCTCCTTGCGTTATGGTTAAATTTGATCGCACTGAAAACAATTGGACTTCTTCAGGTCAACTACTCAGCTGCAAAATTGACCTGACGTTAGTACAGGTAAATGAAAAACAATTAATTCCTTAAAATTGAAATAAGTCACAACTTGAGTTGTTGTTACCACGACAGAATATAAGTCATTACTGTATCGTGGTGTATATGCAATTAAGGATTGATGCACGGCAACCTTTACAGTGGGAAAAGTTAAGTGGCGATCGCTACTTGGCTCACGCTGTGCTAGGAAAAGCGAATCATCCTTTACCTTATTACCACTGGGATGGAAAGGGCTGGAAAAACAGAACCGAAACCGTAGCGGAAGATGAATTATTTAACGACAACTCGTTATTAACTGCCCGCGCCATCCCCTTGTTGTTAGGGCATCCAAAAACGGGCAGATACGATAATAATCGAGAAGGGCTATTGGTTGGGCACACTTTTAATACTTTTCTTCGAGAAGACGCACAGTTAATCATGCCCGTGGTTGTCGATGACCATAGGGGGGTAGAGATTATTGATCGTGCGATCGCTTCCGGGAAATATGCAGAAGTCAGCCCAGGCTATTCAATCCAACGATTACAGCCTCGTGAGGATGGAATCTTTTTGCAGCAGGGGCGCTCTTACGATCACCTCGCCTTGATTCCACCAGGGGAAGGTAGGGGAGGACAAGCTATAGCAATCCGTACTGACTCTAATGAAATAGCTGGTGCAGAGAAGGAATATTTCTATATAAAAAAGGATATGAAAACAGTAAATCTAAATAACCGTAAATTTGACATCGAGGACGAAAATTTAGCTACGGAAATAACTGCATTGCAATCTAGATACGACATTGCGATCACTGATAAATCCAAAATAGAGGGCGAACTTACTGGGGTAAAGACTCGGCTAGATGAGGCTGAGTCCAACAAAATGACAGAGGAAGCGATCGCTCTCCAGATAACGCAACGTTTAGATACTTGGGTGCTGGTTCTTCCGGAGTTGCGAAAAGATAATAAAGACTTCCAGCCAGATTATAAGTTGCAAGCTACTGAGATACAAAAACTATACTTAAAAGCCAAGCATCCTCACGTAAATCTTGACGGGAAAGATTCAGCTTTCATTATGGGCGTGTGGGAGGGGTTAAAACCTAGCAGTGACAAGGAAGTAGACGATAGCATAAACCGTGTAGACGCTCTCTTTGACCAATTAAACAAGGCTGACGCAAAGCCTCAACAAGAGGAAGACCCAATTATGAAAAAGGTACGCGATCGCTATCGCAATGCTTACAAAAAGAAAGGAGTTATTGAATAATGCCTGTATTGGATTATATATTGCCAATTGATAAGCCAGTTCCTTGGGGCGAAATTGCGACGCTGGATAATGCTCAGATATGGGGGTTTAAGCCAGGGGAGAATAGGATCTATCCTTTTGGGTTTGGGGTTGCAAAAGGGGGCGCAGATGGAATAATAAAAATACCAACAGCAAAAACAGATTTGTTTTATGGTGTTGTCCGGAATGCTGATATTTATGAAAGGCGAACAGGTTATTCTGTCACTACACAGGGATATGATGGGATACCAGCTAAAGAGGTAGTGCCTGTAATTCGCGGGTCGGGGCCAGGTGTTGTCATAGCTGTGCCTTTATCTCAGCAGGTGGCAGAATCAGACCCAGTATTTTGGCAGGTTATTGATAGTACAACAAATACAGCCGCACTAGCCGGAACATTTCGCAAAGATTCAGATGGTACTAGCCCAAATGAAAGGGCAATACAACTGACATATGCAAGATGGTATCGTTCATCTGGAGCGATCGCGGCGAATACCTTAGGAACAGGTTTACTAGAGTTAAGAATGCCTAACTAAAATGCCAAGTTTTTTATTTAATGATTTAACACAAGTCTTACCGAGAGTTTTAGAACCTCGGTATGAAACTTTATTCTTTGAGAATGGCGATTTAATTCCAACTCTTACTGATTTACAGGCGGGGGCAAGAGAAATCACTTACGACCGTTTTAGTGAGTGGGGGGATGCCGATCTTGTAAGCGATGCGACTACAAATATCCCGATTGTAGACATATCGGTAGACGATGATCGCTATCCGATTTTCATGATGGCTTCTGGGTTCCCGCTATCTTTGCAAGAGATGCGAGCTTATGATTTTCGTCCTACAAATGGCACAACGACTAATGTGAACCGGTTTGAACGACGAATGCAGGCAGCCCGTAAGGTGATTGCTATGCGGACGAATCGGGCAACTGCATTAGGGTACAACGCGCAAAACCTAAACTTTCCAGGCTTCTTAACTAATGCGATCGTGCCTGTGACAAATTCGTCTTTTGACTTGAACACGGCGACATTTATAACAGCATTAGATTTTGTCATTGCGACCATTGAGACGCTGACAGATAACTTTGTCACTGAAGACCCGACACAGCTTTTAGTACCGCCAAACTTTAGAAAAAAAATCTTGAGTCTTTACAATGTGAACGGGACTAAAACTGTTATGCAAGCGCTTGTAGAGCAGTATCCAGACTTAGAGATTCAGAAAGTTAGAGAGGCATCGTCAACCGCATTAGATGCGGTTGGAACTATACCAGGACGGACAACTGGCAAAGATCGGATAATGCTCTATCCGAGAACTGAGACAGTTGTGCATCGCCATATCGAGAATGATGTAGCTGAATTAGCGCCAGAAGAGTTTATTCGAGTAGATGGATTGCGGCGTATTTATCCTATGTTTAGCTGTATTACCCCAGCAATATTTGATTATCCTCAAGATTGTCGGTACATTGATGTAGTGAAGGTGAACTAATGCCAGTAGTGTATTTTGATGCTGTTAACTTTAACTTGCCCAAAACAGCAATTTATTATCTTTCTGGGCAAGTATTAGTTAATCCTGAAGAGAGCGATCGCACAAAACAGATATACGAAACATGGCAAGTAGAATTAAGAGATGGTGCAAATGAGGTAAGCGATCGCGCCATTGAATTAATTAAGAGCCATGTTGATGCAGAAACGTTAATAACAAATAAAATATTATCTTTTGGAGAATCGACGCCACGTGCTACAACGGGGGAAAGTACCAAGGTAGAAACAAAGGATGTGCGATCGCTTTCCGTTAAACTTGCCGAGCCAATAATTAAAGCTGAAACCGATATAAAAATACTGAAAGAGTGGGAGTCAGACCCTAGAACTTCTATTAAGGATATGGTGGCGGATCGTATTTTTGAGTTAGAGCAAAGTAATGTTTAATTCGCCGTTTGCCAATGACATATTTCTTCAAGCAACCTTCACTTTTAAAGTACGCCACGTGCTACAACGCGGGGAACCCGCGCAACGCAGTGGCTCGCAAAACGGTGTTTCTATAACTGATGGACGAGGCAATATAAAGAGTGAGGGGGAGGCGATCGCGCACACCTTCAAATTAAGTTCTACCAATCCCAACCTCAGAAGAGAGTACGAAGTTGCTCAGTTAGATGAACTATACTATGGCGTAATTGTTGACGGGGATGGTACGCTTGACCCGCGAATACAACCGAGTGATGTAGGGGTGGGAGAGATAAAGGGGAAAAGGTGTATTTGTAATTTGCGATCGCTTGCCCAATCTTCAATTAAATTAATCCCTAAAATATTAGGCGAAAAATATCTATTGTTAGTAACTTATAGAGTAAAAGGAGGAGTGTAATGGGAACTATTAAAGCTTTAAAGAATACGATATTCAAAGCCAGAAACGTGGATTCTGAGGATTTAGAAGGTAACGAAATTGCCCTTGTCGCAGATAACAGTATACTTACCGTACAGTCAGTAAAAGATGATAAACATCAGCACGCTAGAATACGGTTAAATGTGCCATTAAAAACAAAGGATGGGGCTGAAATCAAAGAAGGGTTTATTTATGAACCACACTGGTTTATACCTCTTGAAGTAATGCCAAGAGAAATAAAACTTGGCATTAAATATAGGAACCAGATTGATAATTCAACTAATTTATTTGGAACTGGGTATAGGCAATGCAATTTAACCTCTAACGCGATGGCATTAGATTATTTACTTAAAAGATATGGACAAAAAGACTTAGATACTAGAGCGTCATTGGGTGGGTATCGTGAAGGAGAAAGCGTTTACGCCAAGGTGCTTAAAAAATATGGTGACACGATTTATCATGATGCTCATACTAAGGCTTTACGTGAGTTTGGTGTTGATAGCTACTTTTCTCTAACACTGTCAATTGCAGACCTGATTGATTGTTTAGAAGCTCAAATCCCTGTGCCAATAGGCGTATCTTACAAATCTAGTGGACACATCATCCTCGTCGTTGGCTACAACCCAGAAAGAAAATTCTTTTGGGTACACGACCCCTATGGAAGCCGATCCGGTAGCGCCAACAGCTACAACGTCATCGGCGGCAATGCTGGAGCATATGATATTTATTCTCTTGAAACAATGAGGGCAATTTGGGGCGATCGCGGCAATAAAGAGTCAGGCTGGGGGCGCGTCTTCACCAAAGTAGCTGGACAAGAAACCGGATTGAAAGCAGGACTTTGACCAAAAAAATGGAAGTATCGGTGACGTTTAATTATAGCGCAATACAAGCGATGGCGCTGCGTATGAGGGGGCTAAATCTAACCCCAGCGCTAAGAGAAGCAGCGATTTATCAAGAAGCTAGTACAAAGAAAAACTTTGTTAGGGAAACTGACCCTGATGGACGTAAGTGGCAAGATTTGAAACCAGCAACATGGGCGATGAAGAAATCAGGGTCAATCCTTCGAGAGAAAGGAATACTAATAAATTCAATCACGCATTACCCGAAAAATGCCGATACATGGGAGGTAGGAACTAACGTAGAATATGGTATCTATCACCAGTTTGGGGTACAAAACAGAAATCTGCCTGCGCGACCTTTTTTAGGGTTCTCACAGACAGACATTCAGGCAATTAATCAAATATTTCAAAGATACTTGCACCTCTAGAATTTAAAACATTTGCTTAAGGGCAACTTCAAGAATTGGATAATGGCAAGGTTTGTAAACGTTTTGCTTTTCTGTATAATTACCATTCTTGTCCTTACACCGAGCTTTTCTAGGTGGCTCACCTGTTAATGTTCGATAGGTAGCCGATACTAGGTTGCCAAACCGCATCTTTACGTTAGGATCAAAAGTAATTCCTTTACTTGCCAACCATTGTGTTAAGGTCAACTCGTCGTCAGATTGTGGCAGTATGCGATGTTCAGTTTTCGTAAAATTTTCAAGCATTTCATCGAGGCGTGGAAAGTTTGTAATTGTAGTAGCTCGAATGTTTTCGTATTTCATGGCAGTCGCCTCTAGTTTTTCAACCTTTGCGTTTAGCTGAGTTAACTGGCCTAAGATTTCCTGCATTGCTCCCATTAAAGCCTGATTATTCTGCCTTTGTGCAGCCCCCGTTACTTCTTTAATCCATGCGTCAATACCTTTTGCCGCAAATTTATCAAAAGTGTGCAAAGCAATACCATTTTTCGCTTTACTTTCAACTGCGTAGTAACCAATAATTGCTGCACATACTTCGCTTCTCACTATACGCGCTTCAACACCGATGTTGTCAGGCATCAATTCCCTATTAAAAGCCTTGCCAAAAAAGGATTGTAGTCTTTTTATTCCCGTTTCTCCATCTTCAATCTTTTGCAAAAGTATCCGTACGGCTCTCGATTCCACTCCGCACAATCGAGCTAATCCTGAAATACTCATACCAGTTTCATTTGTTAATTCACTGACGTAAAATTCTACTCCATCTACAACTCTAGGTTGTACAATAATTCGGTCTGACATATTTACCTTTTTTGTTTGACACTGTATGCCGACCCACTCGGCATACAAATAATATACATAAAAAAAGATAATTGTGTCAATATCTGTACTTTAATAATTACATAGAAACAATGGCTTTAGAGTTGTCGGTATTAGAGTTAGCGATCGCGCATCGCCTCGATCCATTGAGGCAAGCATTAAAAGAGTATGGTATTCCCATTGCCTGTTTACCAAAGGAAGCGGGCGTTTATAGCGTGGAAGAGATGGGGGCGATAAGTATATATATACCGAATGCATCGGGAGTAAGCGACCCAAATTCGATGACGGCACAAGACGCGGATATAAATGTAGTTGTGAATGTTTCCTTGGGCAAGCGATACCAAGATGCTCCAGGAGAAAAGGATGTACTTGAATATGTATGTGATCAAATAATCGGGCTGTTACTTGGGTTCTTCCCGTTTGAGGTGGAGATAATGAAGCGTCCCATGTATTTCAAGTCGTATGAGTTGTTTAGACCGAATGGCGATCGCTGGGAGGGTCAATTACAGTTTGGTTGTGTAAAGCAGGTGAGAGCAATAGCATTTGCAGAAGAGTACGAGGTACAAAAAGTACAATTGTTTGCTAGTTTAGACTTAATAACCGGAACTGTAGTAAAGGAAATTGCTTAAATGCCTGTAATCGGCATATCAATAAATGAACAATCATCATCAACACAATCGACGGTAACAGATAGGATAAGTCGATGCACGTTGATAATGACCCCAAGCGGGGCAGCGGCTGCGTTGCTAAACCAGCCTACAGGAATAAGTAGTGTCACGGACTTTCAAACAAAGTACCCCACTGCTCCCGAAATTGTTTTGCAATCGGTAAAGTTGTTTTTGCTGAACAACCCAGAAGGGCAATTACAATGTTATGCCTGCAATGATTCAGTAGTATCAGGCAATGACGCAGCTGCTCGGTTGGGGCATTTACTTAAAGGAATTGCGCTACTTAGTTTAAGAACAGATTTAGAGCTAAGTGTTAGCTTATGTCCCGAACAAGGAACTTTTACCTTACAGGCAGATCGGACAGCGATATATTCTGCTATTCAGTCAATGTGTGAGAAGTTTGACTGGCTCTACTTCGTAAACACGGCAAACGATACAGATACGAAAGCGAAAGCGATCGCTGAACGTGATCTCTATTCCTCCGCTCAAGGTCACAGTTCTATATACTATGGAGCGATAACAGACAACGAAAACAAGAATGTGCCTGTGGCTGTAGCGGCTGGTGCGATCGCGATAAAGCGCGATCGCACTGAGGCGTATAGTCCACCAGCGGGGGCAAAATATCCAGTACTAGGAATTAAGAACTTAGTCAGTTATGTGGACAACATTACCGATTACAACGACTTGAAAGCAAAGCAAATTAATGTATTACAGAAGATTCCAAAGTATGGCACGTGTTTATGGGGGGCAAAAACATTAAGCACAGACACCAAATTTAGTTTAATCAATACTCGCATGGCTGTTAGTGTCGCCAGTCAAAGGCTAGAGAATGCGCTCGTACCAATTCTTTTTGCATCTACCGATCCGCAAGGTAGGACTAACCGAGAGGTTGATAGGCTAATTATTTCTTTAATGACTAACTTATGGTTAGAGGGCGGGTTAAGTGGTGAGACGCCAGAAGATGGATTTAGGATTGAGGATGTAGTTATCCAGGCTGACCCCCAAACTCAACAGCAACAACAAGGACAACCTTCTGGGCCAACTACCCCAAATGTGCCTGTTGCTCGCAACTTAAAAAAAATACAGAAAAAGATTTATGCTCGTTTTGTGGAACACGTTGAGCAGATCGAAATCGGCGTTTTTGTAGTTGATGTATTACCCACTTAATAAGTTATGGCAGTTAACGCGATACCAGTATCAGACGGAAAATTTGAATTAGAGGGTTTATCCGATATTGTGTTTGACAGATGCAGCGCGATCGCGGAAAAGCCTGTTTTCGGCGACCCATATTTCAATCCAAATACAGGCAAAAATTCTAAACTAGTAGGTCAAATAGAGTATGAGGATATAACAATTGAAGCATTATTAGATAAAACACAGAAAACGCGGTTTAATGCATTTAAGAAGCAATGGCAAGCAAACCCAGCAGGAATAACAGCCACGCATATTTTAGGCGGTATAATCACCCATTTGACGGGGGTAAGATATGGTGGGTCAACATATGGAGAATTTGACAAGCTTTCAAACTCAGCCGCAAAATTAATCCTGAATATCACCTTTGAAGGAATAAGAGAAGTGTGATGTATGCAACTAAATAAAATATTAATTGAATTGCGATGGCTAATCTTAAAGACGCCAGTCCCTAAAAGTAACCGCGACTTTGGGCGCAAAGCTACTGAAGAAGAGCGAAGGCAGTTTCTTTCAATATCTCTAGAATGTGAATTAAATGTAAAACAGATAAATTCTCTTTTGTATTACGACGTACACGCAACGTTTAGATACGTTTGTTCCATCCTTGTTGCAAAGTCGTTGATATCATGCGACTTGAGCTACAAAAAATATCGCCCTTATTATTTGCCAATACCTCATGCAATTCCCCAAAACAAAAATAACTTACAAGCTATTGAGCGAAGACCAAATTCTACTTTTAAATATTAAAGACTTTGACGGAGAGCGGATAGCGATCGCTCTCCGTCAAGTCACAGCAGAGGATTTAGACGCATATGAGATATTACAGTCTTCAGTACAGCAGGGAAAGATAACTAATAGAGAAATGGATGAGCGCAGTATTGCGAGATTAATTATTAAATGGGGTGATCGTGAATCAATGCCAACGTCTTTAGAATTGCGATCGCTCCCAGTAGAAACAAGGGCGGTGCTATTAGAGGTGTTTCAAAGCTTTTGTATGCCCAGTTATGAAATCGTGGCAGCAGAAGAGTAAAGAAGAACGACTAAAAATAGTATTCATTCTTAGCGACAAATCTTTTAGCAATTACGAAACCTGGCGGAAAAGACCTTTGACAGTCATTAACAGAATGATTACAGTTTACCAACAAGTTCTTGAAGAAGAACGAACGCATTTTCAAAAAAACTCAATTAAGCAATCCTAGTTTCCAATTCTTGCGCGATCGCACGTTCAAGGATAGCGATCGCTTCCATAGCAATTTCAGTGGGCGTACCCGAAGGAAGATTGAGAACAATCGAGCCAGGTTGAAAGTTAATTGTCTTGCTTCCCACATTTAGTAAGTTGCCCGTCAGGTTGGTCAACATCCGTGGGGTTAAAATTGCTTCTGAGGAGTTAGCGATCACAAAATCAGATCCTGATGGCTTCCGGGCTGCTTCAGAGGCGATCGCACCAAGCAAGCCATTATTAGCAGGGATAAACCCATCAGCCCTAGAGAAGAAGCTACCAATACTATTTATAATTCCCCCTAGTCCGCCAAACAACGAACCCGTTGCAGTTGTATTAGCTATTTTGCTAACTGGGGTAGACTTCGGTTCAAATCCAGCTAATTCGCTGACCTTTGTTTGAACTGAAGAAGAGAAGTTAGTAATACTTTCAGCGATCGCATCAATCACCTCAAAAATTGGCTTAACTGCATCAGCTAATTTAGCTTTGACGACGGTAGCACCTTCCGCCCCAACTTCGTATATCGCCCCAAATAGACCGGATGCGATCGCCGCGATCGCCTTAATTAAGGTTGGTAAAGTATAAACTCCAATCAACTGTTTATAATCCAATTGAGCGAAAAACTCACCAACCCCATAAAATAAACCTTTAAATAGTTCTTTATAATCAAGGGTTGAGATCGCTGCGATCGCTTTAGAAGGCAACGAAAAAATATAATTTACAATCTGAGCAAGCCCACTACCTAAAGCTTTACCAATATCTACCCCGGTCAATCTCTTTAATGCTGCCATTCTACCGGATATGCCAAGAAGCCAGGAGTTTAGACGGTTAACGCTATCGAAGAGCGATCGCATTGGATCGACAGAATCTAAACCCAATAGTCTCGCCAAATTGCTTAATATTCCATTTTGCCCAACCACGATATCTAAAGTGTCGCCAAACGCGGTAAAAACAGATTGATATCCGTCTATTTTTGGTTCAAGGTCTCTTTCTATAGAAAACAGTCCTATTGTCGGATCAAAGAGTGAATCCATAAAAGCTGATATTCTCGCCTTTACAGTGCCTTGCAATAGATTAATCATTTCCGGAGTCACAGCTTTTTCTAAAGCTTCCGTAAATAGTTTAATTCGCTCAAATGCCGACAAGTCCCCAGTTGAATCTACACCTTTGGCTGTTAATCCCGATTTCAGGGCGGAAGTTAGCTGAGGATTATTTGCAAAAAACTGATACTGATTTAATCCCCTAGCACCCACACTACCACCTAAGAATGCTGATACTGCTGCACGACTTGCTCCAATATCACCGCCTGCTAAATCAGATAATAAAGCGATTCTTGAGCTTGATGATAATTGCGCTTTTTTAATAGTATCTAGAGACGCCCCACTACCCTTTAAAGCAAGATTGTAATCATCTTGAATTGTTCTAAAAAAGACCTGAATCGACTCAGCTGATGTTGGTAAATCCTTTCCTAGCCGGGCTATATCTTTCTCAATTTCTTGTGTATATCTTCCCGCTTGTTGCTGCGACAATCCTAATGTTTGCATCGCAGTAGAGAGGGCTTGTACTTGCTCTACTTGCCTTTGTATCGCCGCGTTCCCCGCCCTAGATAAAGCCCCAATTGCTTGTGTGGCGACATTAATAGCTGCTCCAAGACCAATGTACCCTACGCTAAGTCCAGCAACACCCCCAGTTAATCCTGAAATTCCTCCTCTACTTTCTGCTACAAAGCGACCATTGGCATCCCTCAGTCTGCCTTGTGCGTTTCTAGTTGCATTACTTGTATTCTGAAATCTTTTTAGCGCTGCATCTGTACCCTGTATCTGAGCTTGTAACTGACGCCAAACACCACCCGTTAAATTTCTTGCTTGAATCGCAATACTTACTACTGACTGAGCCATATCACTCCAACTGAATTATTAGGCTTATCCAGCATGGTAAAAAATCTTTTAACAATCTTTCTAATATCTTTAATTCTGGCGACCCAGCTACGTATGTCGTGGGGACTGACACCAAATAAGTAAAAGGGTCAACCCCTAAACCTCCCGGAAATGTTGTTGTATTTAATATAAATCCCGTTGCTCCTCTTAACTTTACCGTTAATCCAAATATATTAAACAATATCTCCAAAACATCCTTATTTCCTCGATTACTCCAAATCTGATCGCTTGCTAACAACAGCGATCGCTTCTCTTCCACCAACCACGACCCATCCCACAACTCCCCCCAACCTGACCAATACGCCAACACATCCAACCATTCTTCTTTACACGTCGCTGGTTCTAAATAATCTTCCTGGTAGGTCGCAAGCGTACGCATCAACCCCACATACTTTTCTGCTAATCCCTGCGTTAGCGCGATCGCTATTTCTTCCTGCTCATCCCCCTGCCTGTAACAAGCCGGGAGAAATTCTGTTACCTCATTTTGCATAACTCGTTTCTCTATTTTGTTTTATGTGCTGACCGGAAAATCAACGGCGGGCAAGGACTTTACTTAAAAGTTTTGTAGAAAACATCGACTTCCACATAGTTGTGGAGGTGGTAGAGCGTATACAGAAAGGTGGTTCTGGCGTTGAACGAATTTACCGTTCTGCAAAACCTATCCAAAACTACCAAGGTCTAGACTTAATGAAGTCCTCCAAAAAACGGAGAACTTTTAATCCGCAAACAAGCTTTTCCATTCCATCTGATCAACTTCACTAAAAACGATCGCCTCAGCCATCTCAACATATTTAGAGTCAACTTGAATTGTTGGATCGCTGTCGAGGAGTGCGATCGCAGCGATCGCACTATCTACGATCTCCTGGGGGATAGAATCTTTTCTAGGTTCTGGGCCAAATCCTCGCTTACTCTTGTTATATCCAGGAGGTTGGTGTTTTGCTCCAGAACGCACCCAACCCCCCGAATTTGCTATTTTTCGTTCCGAGTCTGTTAAAAGACGAGCAGTGTCTACGTTATCACCGCCGCGTTTTTTCTTTTTGCGGGCTTTAGATATGGCTTCGGAGCGATCGCCAGCTTCAACACAGATCGGCGTTCGTCTTCCACCAAACCAAACACCCCAAGCACTATCTGTTCTGAAGAGCCAGTCGCTTGCTGAGGTGTCCTCCGTTGTGCGACCTGGCGTGCCCTGCGTTGCGGAGGTGTCGTCCGTTGTGCGACCTGGCGTTGTTTCTTCAAGGGTAATGTTGTGGTCAAACTCGCTCGCCTCAAACTGACGACGTGCGGTCGCTGCATCGTATACTCCAAGAGCGATATATTTTTCATCTCTCTCGCCCGCCATCTTCTGCACTGTCAACTCCTCTTCTACCGTCATGCGATAGTTAAGAGGAAAAGACAAAGACCAACCGTCAGGGAGTTTACCCTTGGTCGGAGAATCCTGCGATCGCATCAATAAAGTAAAGAAATTTTCCAATGGCGATCGCTGTACATTTTCTTGCCACGAGTTCAGCCTATATGCATGGTCAAGCCTTGCAAATCTAAACGCCTCCCCCGATGTCAAGGCTGTCTTACCAAGCTGGTTGAATAATACAACCCTACTAACGTCGGTGTCGCTTGACCAGCATTCCTCTAGGCGTTCTATCGCCTTATCAATTCCAGAATAGTTGTTAGTCAAATTGCTTATGGACTCGTTATCCAGATCGTATATTTCCACCTTAGCTGTTGACCGTGTAAGGTCGTTTGTCATCGCCCTTTCTACGAGTTCGTCTTTATTTGTTGAGGCAAGCCCCCTTACTCCAAACATTCTTAACCTATGGTCTTGCACCATGATACTCAGAGATTGTACCCCAGGATAGTAAGCACAGAATGACTCATACATTGACTGGATGACAGAATCGTGACTACCGTTATTTGCCGCCATCCCGTATCGATCTAATCTTACGCCACTAAACCGCAACACTCTACTTGAATGCCAGTACCTTGCATTATCTGGTAAAGAAAGTGCTAAGAATTCATACATCTTTACATCTTCCCATCTATTAGAGGAGGGGCGTATTGGACGCATCTCCCAGCGTGATAGAACCTTTAGCCAACGAATTGATTTAATGCGATCGCGGTCTACTTCCTCACTCGCCTCATTCCCGTCTGCAATTCCCATCAAAATATAACCATCACCAAACCAGCGAGAATATAGAGATGCAAGTGCGATCGCATCTCTCAGCCCTAATTGCTTAGCATAATTAAATATTTGTTCTGGTAAAATAATGTCATTGGCAAAGTTGAGTTTACACCATATCTGTTTCGCATCCTGCGGGTAAATGGACACTGCGCGTTGCAATACTCCAGATTTGCGATACAATCCGCTTAATTCTTGCTCAGTGAGCGATCGCACAAACGGGTTTATTTCGGTATATTGCGTTTTATCTCGTCCCGTACCAAGACCACTCATGCGATTATGTAGCAATCCGCCAAATGCTCTTGCAAGCTGATAAGAATCAATTCTAAGGTTGTTCGATGTCGTTTCTTGCATTAGTTTTATCAAAATCTTTGCTAACTATTCCTAGACAAGCTAATCCCCCAACTTGCACAAATCGAGAGAAATTAACAAGCCCTTGGTTGAACCCGTCAGGAAACATAGTAATGTAGCTAGAGCTAGCCGTAATCAACCCTATTGTGGTAGTTTTCCAATTAGATTTTATTGCGGCTCTTAATCTTCTCATGTTTTTCTATTTGTGTTATATTTAATTCTGTAGAACAAGTGAAGTTGTTCTATACTTCTCCATAATATACAAACCATAAATTAAATTGTTAAAATTCCCTTGCGTGGTGGTCGATACACTTCAAGGGAATTTTGTTTTTAAACTAGCACTATTGTATTAAGCATGATACTTTACAAATGGCTTGACCGTTATATGGCAAAGCGAAAAAACGCCACGTGCTACAACGGGAGGCAGCGTCGTGCGGAGGTATCCTCCGTTGAGACGACTGCCGTGGGGAACCCCCGCAACGCAGTGGCTTCTCTTAAACAAGAAATACAGGAATTAAAGGAGGTTGTTATGGCATCTTTTAGCGAGTTGATGCAAGCAATTGAGACGAATGGGCTAGCGATCGCTGCCGTCCTTGACACAGTGAACGAAGTCGCCCCTCAAATCAAAAAAGCATTGGAAGATGCAGCAAATGGAATGGCAAGAGCCGAGGATTTACAGCAAGCGATCGCGCTTCTCAACATGAATACCGAAAGACTTAGCAATGCTAAAGACGTTGTAAAACAATTAGTCCCTAGCGTCGAATCACCGACAAACCCAACTCAACCAGGTGACACTCAACCTGTTGAACCAAGTAACCCCGTACCTGAAACACCTGATACTATTGAGATAGTTCCATCTGAGGTTGGTTTACCTGGTACAGTGAACATCGACGTTTAGTGACAAGTGCAGCGCCTTCATAAGCGCTGCACTTTATTTCTTCTTGTATGGTACAAATAACAGGCAAAATTAACGGAAACATTACAGGCTTGATACGGGCAACACCGGATCATCCTTTTATTGATACAACAACAAATCCTGATACTTTAGTCTTGGTCGCTTATGAAGCAGCGATCGCCTCCTCAACGTTTACTATTATCCTCCCCCAATCGCAAAACATACAAAATGGGGAGGGTATAACTTATAAATGGGAATTATTCGAGACGAAAACAGTTACTACTTTTTATTTATTAGATGGCACGGTCTACAATGGGCCGACTCACTTATGGGCGACCGATGGTAAGTATTATACAGGTAGCACTCATGATACGACTTCACGACTGCTAGATAGAGTGCAACAGCAGAGTAATGTATCTTTACAAGACCCGTTTCATGCGATCGCCCCAGATAGCCCGACGCCTGTAGACTTTACGACACTGTTAGGAATTCCGTCACAATCGCCTTGGTTTGATATTGGTCTATCACGACTTGCAGAGTTGCTGACGACGGTTGCAACTTACCGCGATCGCATCTCTTCTAAATTTGTAATCAAAGGGGCATACACCGCTAACACGATTTACCAGCTAGGCGACGTTGTTAGTTTTAACGGCAATAGCTACGTATGGCGGAATGCGACGCCAGCACAAAACCTTTCTCCGCCCTTAACTGGGGATAATGTAAATTGGTTAATGATTGCTGCGAAGGGAGCGGCGGGGGGAACTGGGGCGCAGATTGTAGGTTACAACGCTACTACTTGGACTGGGAGTAGTGAAGCAGCGGCAAGAGGGGATGTGAAAGATGCGATCGCTTCTATCCCTAACCCAGACCTGTCAAACTATTTAACTATTGCCGCAGGATTGCCACGAAGTAATCCAGTAATGACAGGGACAGCAAAAAGGAGTGTATTAACGTTCCCCGTTGCTGGAGGAGAAAAGAGTACAGAGATACCAACGGCGCAATATGTAGAGGATGCGATTGCTGCTTTGGCAACCTCGAATAAATTACCAGCGCCATTGATATTTGCAAGGCGATCCGCTGCGATCGCTTTGGGACAGGATAATCGGCAAACTGTAATCTGGAACCCTCGCGTAATAAATGCAGGGAACTTACTTGATGCTAACGGAATTATTACGATCGCAGAAACGGGGGCTTATCTATTCTTTTTATCACTTCAGGGGTCGATAACTGGCAATTACCAATCAAGTCAGGGACAGGTACAAATACGATTTAGGGGCATATTGCAGAACGCTGGGGGTGCTTTTGATGTTGGTGATTTCTTCACTTATACTTATGGTGCGACTCAAGCAACCTTTATTAACAAACAAAGCGGGTTTAGATTTGAAACTGGCTTGTCAGCAGGAACTACTTTGAGAATAGATACAATTACTCAAGCGATTGGTGCAAGCAGCGTGATTAGTAGCTCACAGATTGATGCAAGTGCTGCAAATAACTATTTGATTGTATGGAGAGTTGCCTAGATGGCGGATATTGTTTCTTTAGACCAGCAAGCGGCAAATGGCGATCGCCTTGGTTTTCAGTGGATTAATGCAGTAAAGGCTAAAATTAGCGATCTTGAAGAGAAACTGGCGATCGCTAACCAAACCATTAACCAATTAAAATCTGAAACTGCTCAAGCTTTCCGTGTATCAGTAGTTTCAGGATTAAATCTTACTTACACTGGGGGAGTAGTAAAACTGCCATCTGGATTAGTTGCTACAGTTATGCCCGGTAACGTCACGGCCCCAAACAACGCAACTTCTTTTATTTTTGTAGGTGCAGATGGAGCGATCGCTATTGCTACCACGCGCCCTAGTATAGGCTTAGAAATTGCACGAGTGCAAACTAGTAATGGGTCGATATCTTCGCTCTTTAACTATCCCCTATTCACTGTTCGTCCTGTTGACCCTGACTTGTCTCAATACGCAACCGTTGATTACGCAAATAGTAGGGCTTGGAAGATTCAGGCTTTAGGGCGGAAAACAGCGACCTTTGTGATCGCTTCCACTGATACTTATTACCGTATCCCCCTAGAATCTCTAACTGGTACAGGGTTTGCTACCAATGGTCAATTTACTGCCCCAGTAACTGGTAACTACGTCTTTAGTAGTCGAATACGTGTAGACACAACTACACCAAATATTCCTTTAGCTGTTAAGCTTTCACTCTACGTAAACAACGTAGAAATCTTATTGCATCAAAGCGATTCAGCTTACGGCGATTTATCCGCTTCTATACAAAATAATGAGCCTGTTGCACTTGCGATCGGGCAACAGGCTGATATGCGCGTCTATTTAACTCGTGGTCAAAATGCTAGGGTCAGAGAAGGTAGCTCAGTCGTTGCCTGGTTGGTTCCGTAGATTTTGCATTTTGCTTTGTTGATACCAACTTTCGGTGGATGGTCGAGGTATTATTGATTACTTAGGTGCATCTAGCTGATATCAGTTTGAAATCGTAGTATGGCTCTTATTGTTTTTCTCCAATGTTTTGTACGCAAAGGGTGGTGATTCCACCTTTTTTTTAAATTAATTTGTTCTTTTGTTCCGCAACTCTGCTTGATTAATATTGCTAGTTCCTTGTCTTTTCATTATTTATTTTTTATGAGTATTCAAGAAATCTATTGCTTCCAAGCAATCGGCTTTATCCATCAATGCAAAACTGAATGAATCACAATATTGTTCAAGAAAACAATCTTTAATTCTATACAGTCGTCGCCCTTCTTCAGTCGCGTGAGCAAGTTCGTGTCCTACAATAAACCGCAATACAGAAGGAGGACATTCTAAAATCCATTTATGGATAAAGATATGTACATATAAAGCTGTATCGCAAAATAAGCACATACCCAACATGTCGTCAGTGGGTAATCTTGATGCAACAAATACTTTGCATCCTGGCATCTGTGCAAGTATTTTTAACCTAGAAACATCAAGATGATCGTCCAGACTTCTTTCTATTACGATGTCAATTTTCTCAGCAATTAAACTAAACTGAATGTCATCAAAGCCGTTCGGTAAATCTGTGTATATCATTTATTACTAATTCCTGCCAAGCGATCGCGGAATTCAAGCAACTGTTGGTCTGTAAGATGCTGTCTCGACTCAACTCCGTAAAACTTTCGTAACATCTGCCTGGCATCTTCAAGATTAATTGATTTTCTCTTAAGCAATGACGAGGTTTCTTGTAACAATAAGTCTCTGTATATCGGGGTTATCGAAGTGTCAGCAGATTTGTCCACGTCAGACGGCTCCGTACGGGACTGGCTTATTTGCTGTCCTAATCTTGCTTGCAAGTCTGTAATAATTTGTGCAAAATCAGCGTGTTCGTTCCATTCCGCTTTATAACGCTGCTTTGTTTTCGCATCATACACACGGGAAAAAACAACGTTGTTCTCACCTGGGGTAACAGATATTATTAACGGCTGACCAATATCAGCGATCGCGCAAGCTAGTAAAAAAGTCTTAGCAAAATAAGTATCGATTCCAGACCTAATTATATAAACCTTGTCCGCTTGAACAACTATATCAAGCTTTAGATTTTGCTTCTGTTTATACTCTTTACTTGTTACCCTTATTTCTTGTAGTTTCCCGCACAATCCCCGACGCGGTTCTACAATCGTTTGCTGTTGTTCAATGTCGTATCGATACCATAAGTAAGACTCTCCATTATCCTCACCACTCCGCACATACAAATATATTGGCTCTGGTGGATTACATAATCCATATTCTATCATTTTCTATCTCCTATCCTAATAATGCTGAAATATGATGAGCGCTTGATAGCGCTCAATTAAAAATATTTTTACGCCTGGTAACTTAAATAATTCTCCTCGTAATAAAGGTTGCATTCATCGATATTACCCATAAACAAGGCTATCGCGGGGTCTTCGATTGGTAATATCTCTAGCCAGTATTCTGTAAAACAAAATAGATCGCATTCACCTTGACGAGCGGTGTATTCTTTCTCAAATAAAACCACTTTGTGTGTTGCTTTCATTCGCCCAACTCCTTAATTAATATATCCGCTGCTTTCACTGCATCACTTACCAAATTGGCTAATGACTCAGTTCTATACTCTGGATTTGCTAGTAATCCTCCTAGCGCAACACGTGCGATCGCCTCTCTTCGACTAACTTCTTGTTTTTCAATTGCAATATATATATTATGTAATGTCTCTATAATGCAAGAAACTGATTCGTAATCCATCACGTTATCCCTTTTTGCTAGTAATTAAAACATTCCGCATTCCCATAGCCTTACTTTGCAATATGTACTCTGTAAGCTTTTGGTAATTTACTTGAAATGACATTGATGTAATTGGTGAAACTGCAATCGTCGCTGTCATTTGATATTGCTTCATCTCAGCACGAAGCCGCTCACAAGTTGCGATCGCTTCCTCTTCTTTTACTACCAAAAAGAACTCGTCTCCTGAAAATACCAACCCTAACAACTCGCATGAACGTACACAATTTAATACCAAACTAATCCGTCTGTTCATCTCCTCGTATCCATGCTTCTGATTATGTCCGTGAAGATTATCAATATCAAACAGTATTACGCTTTTCTGTCTTAAGTCTATTGCTTGCCATTTCCTTTCTGCTCCCTCTCTAGTCAATACTTTATATGACCTATTAACCGAAAGATACGCGATCGCGCTATTCAACTCCTCAATTTTAGTAAGGAGTTGAGCAATAATTAATTGCCCAACTTGCATAACTTATATTCCTCCTGTTTCCGCAAATAGTTGCATTGTACTTGCTGCACTATTCAAATCCGATTCATCATCTAACAAAAAGAAAATCTCTTCACGCACAAAATCAGTACTGATGCTCCGAGATATCTCTTTATAAACCTCGTTATATTCTTTCTGAAACTCTAAGTATTGGATATGCAATGCCTTTAACTTAGCAGCCAATATAATCGCATTACGTTGTTCCTGTGACACCTCCGCCTCCTATGCCGATAAAGCAACGCGATTTTCAACGACAACCTTAGACTTTACTCGACGGCTAAACCAAGAGAGAGCAAATGTAATAGCTTGGCGATGCTCACCGTTCCATATCACCGTACAAGAATCTATATCCGTAACACATCCTATAACGTTACTCGCTTGCAACTTTAATCCGATCGCCTCATTCACTATCTCCGCTATTATCTCTCTCTCCGCGATCGTCCAAGGATTTAATGATAAACTAGACATACACATTCCTTTTCACTGGGTTTGTTACGGGTGAGAGCAGCGCCTAAACTTCTCTCACCCGCTTAAATCTATTGTATCGCTAACTGTACATTGTGTCAACACCTGCACAAAGATTTTTTTCTTCGAGTATTAGCGTGGTGTTTAGCATACCTAACGTTGTAGATTAATCCGTGTAACCAAGGCTTTCTAGTAGCATTTGTACTCCCCGGTCGTTTAATTGCTTGCCAGTTAACATCAACCACTTGGTTTTTAGTTCTGCTGGTGTAGGTCTGCGGTCTAATTCTTGTACCCATCTCTGTATTTCTTCCTGCGGATCAATTTTAGGAAATTTGTTTAGTAAATCAGTTTTTCCCTCTGCTTTGAGTAGGTCTAAAATGATTTTGCAAGTTCGCTCTACCATTGACCCATCTACCTTTAAATCCTCATAAACAAACTGCGCTAAAGATGTCGCATTTGTTTCTAAAAGCTTTTCAACAATGACATCCGATTGAGTCTTCATCTCTGTTGTTGTACGATTCCGCAAAGCTGCGCGGTCGTTTTTAGTCAAAGCGTCTCTAAGCTCAGTATTTCCTAATTTTGTGTCCGTATCTCGGTCGTAATTAGAAAAGTTTTCTAATTTTGGCATCGCGTACCACTTTCCAGTTTTGCCAGAATAAACAACGCGACCGCGACCCTCGCCTATTATCTCGTCCGACTTATTTAGCAGATAGGTCAAATGTTCTTGAGACGCTTTTGCAAGTTTTATACCTGCCTTAGTCCATTGTTCTATAATTCCTGTTTCTCGTAATATTGCTATAACCAACATTAGAGAGGTGCTATTAAGGTCAAGTCCAAGAGGTTTGACGTATGGACTTGCACTACATATCCAAATATTTTTTCCTTTTTTATCTCCCAGACTGGAGATATTAACAATTTGCTCTTTCAAAAAGCCATCATCTACTGAAACAAATTTTTGTCCGACAATCATGCCTTCGTCCAGAATAAGCAAGCACTTGCCGTTTATTTTTGCGTATTCGTGGTACTCTTGAAAACACCATTTTATCCACCGAGTAACCTCTGTTGGGGGTAGGTGTTCGCAATTTAAAGGTTCGTATCGGTCAACAACACCATCCCAATAGCTCGCCTCGTCAGCGTCTGCTTTCGGATCGATGAAGAATATTTTGTGTCCTGGATATTTCGTTTTAATGGCACGGATGGCATTTGATACTAATATCCCTTTCCCCGAACCAGGAACGCCAATTATTATGCTGTTTCGCACATTTTCTGATAATTGCTTTACAATGTCGATTTCATGTCCTGGGCTGTATTGACCTGAAACTGTATTTGTTGCAGATGGTGGCAATAAAACTTGACAGCGATCAGGCATAACCTTTTCTAAATATTCCTCAGCGTCATCACTTAATTCATAACCTTCTTCTACTGCATACTTTAATTCCTCCTTGATCGCCTCCGTCCCAACTTGTCTAGAATACGCCCGGAACTCAGATCCTTCGAGGATGTGAGCGATCGCGCCATTTTTTACTGCTTCCAAATTCCTCGCCGCCATCCGTCCCTTTTCTACAGCTGTCCAAATTACATATCCTGCTACTAATGCTCCTGTGAGCGGGGTGGCAGCAACAGCCACGGTCGCGGCGATCGCAAACCCGCCAAACACGTGAAGCTGTAAATTAGTTTGGCCAACTCGCTGCATGGCTAAACTAGTCCATTCCTCAGGGTCTTTCTCAGTGCGTGTTAAATCAAATCTAGTCATTTCCATATATATATTGATAAACAAAGCGATACCGGGCTTTGAACCACGCCAGATCACATAACGCGGAGAACCGCGCAAGTGACTGGCTCCGGTCGGTAGCCTACGCCACGTGGGCGCCACGTGCTACAACGGAGGACACCTCCGCAACGCAGTGGCTTGGCTTAACTACTACGCTGTTGATTTACGAAACGGTGAAGAATTGAGATTGAAATGATAACGTGAACTATAATTTCAACTGCAAATAGAGTTGACACTATACCGAACAGGTTGCCTGTATCAATTCGCTTCCATTGCCCTAACATTAATAGAGTTAAAGCCTGATCCCATGTCTTGCCGGGAATTAACGGATAGTACCAAATGCAGATCGCAGCATCAATTACATAAGCAACTAAGCAGTATAACCATAGATTGCGTAAAAACCCATCAATAAAGTTATTTAGTTGATTTTTCGCCGATTTGACAAAAATACCATCTGAAGACTTAACGGTGATGGGAGTAATGCGATCGCTTGCAGTTGATACAGAAGACAAAAACCCTTGATGTCTCCACAATACGCCAGGCAATACTTCTACTAATTGAATGGGAATCCATATTAAGAATCCTGCAATCCAAGTTATCGAAGTCCCGATAAAACGAAATATATTACCTATTAACGGAATCCACAGAATGAAGTTTACAAAGCCACTTGCTAAAAATTGCGCCCCGCTACTTTCTACAAGCGCTTTATAAGGTGCAATATTCATAGCAATAAACCAAGCAGCAGCAACCCCACACCCCGCGTACATTAAGTAAATCAAAATCTTCAAGGAACCGAAGCTAGAACGCTTTTTACTTTTCTTGCCAAACCATGTATTACCTTCCATATTTCTCCTAATTAATTGGACTATTCCAAAATACTTTCGCCCTCGCCCCAGCAAGACGTTTGATGTTGCGGTCAACTAATTCTTTACTCCCACCCGCTGCAATATTTCGCGCAACTGGTATACCTTCCTCGTTCTCCTCTAAAATCGCCGTTTCTCCGTTCGCGCCGACGACGCACGTCCCCGCGACTAGAAAAGATTTGTTTGTGCGATCGCGGACTGGTTTCTCTTTCTGAAGTGGTACAAGATTAAAATACCTGTACCCCTTAATCTCTTTGTAACGAGGGTCAACCACTGGCACACACCCACGAGTTAATCTTGAAGACGCTATCTTCGCCATCGCAGCGATCGCTTCCTCATTCAATTCCAGTCTTGTCTGATTGTTCTGCTGTATTTCTAACTCCTGCCTGAGCGATCGCATCGATTCCATATTCTGTCCAATTGACTGATGATTTACAGCCAAACTTCCCACCATCAAAATTCCGAAAATAATATTCTTTCGATTTCTTCGCCATTGTCTTCTCGTTAACATAATGTTGTTGTCCTATATATTTACCGGATCCGATTATCGGATCCGTTACATAAAGCAGGATCAAACCTAATCAACAACTATCAAAGCTATTCAACATGGTTTGAGTTTCGTTTACTTCCTGCTTCATCCCGGTAATGTCGGCATTAACCTGGCGCACCGTATTCATTCAAAAACACATCAATATCAAACTCTGAAGAAGTACGTGACGATGCGCCACGTGCTACAACGGAGGGATTCTCCGCAACGCAGTGGCTTACGCCAGGTCGCACAACGGAGGACACCTCCGCAAGCGACTGGCTTATCTTTCTAGCTTTATTTTGACGCGCCAAATCTTTTTCTTTCTCCCTTACCTCCTTCTCTAATTTCTCCAAATCAAAAGCAGGTATGGGTGGTGCAGCAGCATCTACCAGTCTTTTCATTGTTCCTTCGTTCAAGATTTTATTTGCCTGGTCATTACCAGACGCGATCGCCTCCGCCAGTAATGCCGCTCGATGATCCGCACGATTATTCAACGTCTGCAATAACACCGCATCCGCTAAATCAGCAATCTGATTCGCCTGTTTCGCTGACTGCGCCAACGCTTCACGCGCCAGCATGAACAATACTTCTTCTGACAAGAATAAATCCACGCTCGCTAATTCCGCAGACGCGATCGCAACCGTTTCTCTTACTGCAATCGCGTTTTCTGATGCTGTTGGTAATGCCGCCGCACTATTTACTGATGCAAATATTCTTTCAGCTTTCTCAACTATATCCTCAGGATATTCGTCACAATCCGCATCATATCCTAGCTTTTCTAGAACACTTAAAACCGCGTTCTCAGAATACCCTGAAAGAAACTCAATCACTTCTAATTTACGCATTGTATACCTTCTTGTACTCTGCAAAGTTATCTCTTGAAAATATCTTCCACATTGACACCCCGTCATGTTGTGTGCCAAAAAAATCAACAATCTCGCTGTTAGTCAATGGACGCAAACGATCCACTTGGTTCTTCAATATATATATCAACAAGGTTATAAACCTTTGATATGCATCGTATCCATATCGCCCCTTCCTTTTGTAGAAATATAGCTTCAGTGGGATTTTTTTCTTTATAACTTCATCTTCCCACCGCCGCAATGTATTTCGATTTACTCCTAACATCATCGCCCACACTTCTCGTGATATAAATTCCTCCTCCCCGACCAGCTTCAGCCAGGCTGCACCATAACTACCCTCATTCTTCGATTTGCTACTTTTGTTACCCCGCAAAATCATCATTATTTGCTCTGTTTCCATAAAACTCTGACTTCCCCCTTAAAAAACCCTTAGTTTTTCATAGTTTTCGTTAGAGATTCTGCTACATATAGTGCAAGCCATTTGCACTATATGTAGCAAAAATTTGCACCACCAATAACGTAAATTTTTGTGCAAATTCAGGTGTAGCATCAGGTGTAGCAAAAAAATTTGCTACACATCTAGCAGTTAAAAACACCGTAAAAAACTCAATATTTTGCTCAACATTTAGCAGCAAAACAAGTACAAATAAGAAGTTACTATTAAGCATGACGTGATTTTTGCGCCACGTGCTACAACGGAGGACATCTCCACAACGCAGTGGCTTGTTCATCAGAACCTATTAGCTAATGATTTCCAAAGCTTCTGCAATTGCCGCGATGGCGTCAGCAAGTGTTACGTCGGAATGCTTATTCATCTCTTGATTAAGGTACTGCCAATCTGCTGGTAGTTTGTTGTGCAATGTAGTAAGTGCCGTCAAGGCGATCGCTAAGATATCATTCGTTCCTTCATTAATTTCGTGGTTCATAAATAAACTCCTAATGCGTGAAATAATTAATTACGAATACTTTGAATTTGACGCTGACAGTAACTTGTTGTCTGGTAGTACATAGTTATCTGGATTATCTACAACTTTTATCTTGAATTTCCTTTTAATCGCGCAACTAACTCACTTCCAAAGTTTTTTATAAGTAGTGCAACTAACTGACTATGATTGCAAATGCCAGTAGATTGGCATATCTCGTCCGCAAGAGGTATTAATTCGTTAGGCAGTACAATCCGTTTCTGTGCCATACGTATACTTTTAAGCAATCAGGCTTTTCAATTTTCAAGGTTCAGAAACATCAAGGACAAAGCTGTACGTTTTGCGTCCATCTGTGTCCGTTAAATCTAATGTAACGAACGATGTCGAAGATTGTCAACTACTTTCTATATCTTTGTCAGAGAAAAATATCTACACCTGTAGAAAGCTTTTTATATATAAGTTAGAGTCTAGTAAAAACACGTCAGTTGCTTCCACGGACGACACCTCCGCAACGCACTGGCTCTATATGAGGAACTTGTTATGGGTAAAGCTAGTAATCCAAAGCCACGGATGGCTTATGCCATTGACCACGAAAGTAAAAAATTTCTTGATGAATGGGCACAGGAGGAAGGGCGCTCTACAGCCAATCTAGTAGAACGCTTACTAATGGATGCCATAACCAAAAAAAAGCAGGACTCTACTCTGAGAGTGGCGTCATCTGGGAACAATACGAGCGATCGCAAAACTTAAATAAAAATATTTCGGATAAAGTGTTAAACGGCGGAACTAAATGTGCTAAACTTCTTGTGTTAAACGCAGGATTAGAAGATATGGCACGATTACCCCCGGTTACTGCGCGACAGGAAGGAGCGACAGAAATCAGAATCTTTTTACTGGAAGACGAAAAAGACTATCTCAAACAAATCGCTTCTCAAAAGAATGTTGCTGTATCGCACTTAGCCCGTGCGCTGTTACTAGCATGGGCTAAAGATAACGGTAAATAAATAGCAGCGCCATATGTTTCTGCTATCGCGTACGCGATAGCAGTGTATGTTTGAAGGGTCAGAATTCGAGAAATTTATGAAATTATGATTGAAGGGTCAGAATTCGAGAAATTTATAAAAATTATTGAAAAAGCTAATGAATTTCTGCACGGGCAGGAAAACTCAGAATTTCACATCCTTGGTATTAATTGGGATGATAGCAAAGGGCAATGGGTAGTATCTTACATAAGTGATTATTCCAACCACGAATTTATTAATGTTTGGGTAGTTGAAACCAAAGTAGGCTTAATGATGGGACAACATAGTTTTGATCCAATCAATATTGAATTTAATTAATAGTGAATTTTTGTGGTTATCACCGCATTAACTGGCTTGCTTGTCAGGTTTTAAAGAAAAATTTTACCAGCCGTGGGAGTTTTTCATATATTCCTCTAGCAAGGCAGTTGCTGTTATTTTAATGATATTATTAACCCAGCTAAAATCCGTGATGTCACCAGTCTGGAAAGCATATTCTGCCAATAACTTAGGTAGCTTTCCTAGTAATTCTTTTTGTATTTTTGACTGGGCATAATTCCAGATAGCTTCTATTGCTGTAGGGCTTCCCTGGCAGACATCTTTGATATCTTTCCAAGTAATATTGTTGAGCTTGGCTTTGGTGTTAATCCCTTCAATAAAATCTTTTCCCCTTGTTTGTGCGCCTTTATCTAAATCTGAATCTGATGATACCCATCTCACGTCTAACCGATGATATCGTTGTTTAGAATCGTTCAGTATATGTATAAATAGCTGCTTCGCTAATAGTGGCGGTACAGCATAACCGATCGCACTTCCAGCCACGACGGTAGATTTATCAAACTCGTACCAATCTGGAAAGGTTTGAAGCCGAGCCGCGACATGAATAGAAACTTCTCTAACATCGTTGCCAGGCAACCAGATGTTAAGAAAACGATTACGATTAGCGCCTTTCCCATCCGTAAATATTGAACGTAATATAGTTTTAGCTAACTTATTACTTGGCTGTATATTATATTCTTTCCTTGCGCCTGTTCTTTGAATCAGAAGTGGGCACGGAGGATTAAAAGATAAGTACTTTTCTAACGATTTAATTTGTCCGGGAATTAAATCCCCCAACGGTAGGCTCAGGATAAGATCAGCGATCGCATCATACCAACTTGGGCAATAACTTTTAATCGGTAAAGATAACTGTAAATCCTTACTTGCTAGAACAATCATTCTTTTCCGGCAAGTCTGAGGAACGCCATAATCTGCACAATTTATTTCTTCTTCGGTGATATTGTATCCATCTGTAATTAATTGCTGCCTGATTATTTTCCAAGATGTAGATTTTGTGTATGCGGGAACTTGTTCTAAAGTAAAGACCTTTGGCTTGAGAATTGTGATCGCATTACTTACCGCGATCGCTGCTTCAATATCGTCCGGCGCTTCCATTGCTTTTGTCTTAGCAATGCTGAAATTAGAACAAACAGGGGAAGCGTGAAGAAAGTCGGGCGATTGCGGAAAGCCAGGAAAACCTAATCTTGATACATCTTGCACAGAACGGCGTATAACTTTACAACCATATTCTGTGAAATTAGTATGATGCATATCCGCTAATTTGGTGGATAATTCTATGCGTTTTGGGTCATATTCAATCGACATAACAGGACGAATGCCAGCCATAACCATACCTGCCTCAACGCCACCCCCGCCCGAAAACATTACTACAGCAATTGGTGCATCACTATCTAGTTTTGGTTTCTTGCTTTTTATTTGTTCTAACCATTCGTCACGAAGTTGTGCATCAAGAATTAATTGTTTTTGTTGGTACATATTTTTTATTATTTGCGGACGGCGATGGCGTTCGACATCGCCATATTCTTACGCAACCGCCAAGTTTTGAACAGATATCTCTTTGATATACGCGGATACTTTTTTCTTCGCGCCATTTACTAGATCCACCCATCCTGTATCTGTGTCATGATGTAGCACTTTATAAGGTTGTCCATCCAACTCAACGACTACCCCTTGTTCTAATTGTTTAGGCTTTTTTCCTAGTAATGCCTCAACCTGCGATCGCAATTCTTCACTAATCCAAGCTAAATCCCTACTATCACCAGTCCAGTCAATGTAATCTAAAAGTAATTTAGCTATTCTTCCGTTAAATAACATTTCCCTGCGATCGCGCTCAAATTCACTGTCTAATTTAACTCTTCTTAATTCGTCTAGTCCGTATATCGAGCGATCGCATAAATCGCGTATCACTTCCCAAGTTAAGTTATTCCAAGCAACCGTAGACCGGGTAATTTTTCCCATAAACTCAACATATTTGTTTACAGTTGTTGCCTCATTTACTTGCACTGTAATTGTTTCCAATCTCTCTTCCTGGGCGCCGACCCCAGGGTGAGAAGATACCCAAACTAATTCATTTGTTTGATACGTAGCTTCTACAATTTCTTGGTTCACCAACTGTCTAACTGTAATCGAATCTTTATTTATAGATTCAACTGTGCCACAGCCTCCTGATGGAGTACTTACAATATCATTAACTTGTAATGATTTCGTTTCTTCTTCCTCAACAATTTCCACCTCGGCAACGCAGTGGCTTGCGTTAACGTCTTCTTGAAATTCTTTGTATTTTCGTTCAACAGACATTCTTAAAACTTGCGGTATTTTTTGAAAGCAGCTTTTATCCCCTGTTTCTATAGCGTGTTTTACCAATAGCAACTCTATGCGATCGCTAAGTTCTTTCCTTAATACTGCCCTACTTGTCGCCAATTCATCTAACAATGCTTGTATTTTCTTAGGGTCTGACTCGCAAGCTCTTTCAATATCCTCCCATGTAATCATGGTCATCTTATCTCTAGCTTTCTTTGCATCGCCTCGACCAAAATTTAGTAATTCTGCAATCTTATCTGTCTGTTTTGCTTCTTCTTTCTTTTTTCTATTTAATTCCTGTGCAAGTCTAGACCGCTCTGATTCAGCTTGTTCTAGCTGTGCCTTTATACCATCAAATCTTGCTTGATAGTCTTCGTTCTCTTTACGTAATGTTGCAAGTTCTTTTTCTATAGAATCTGTTTCTCTAATACTATTTTTAAAAAAATCTAGCTTTTTCTCTAATTCATTTGCAGCCATATGCAAGGTTGACACTTCTTTTTCCAGTTTTTCATTTTCTTCAATTAATCCTATCCTTTCTAAAATTTCTGTCGTATACTGCCTTTCTTCCTGTAATTCTTGATCCAAACTATCTGTTAATGCTATAAGCTCTTCTATCTTACGCTTAAGAATGTCAGTTTCTTCAAATTCTACCCACTGGCTACCAGTCGCTTCAACGATGGGGAACTCCTTATTGCTACCAGCTTTGTATAACGCGATCGCCCAATTCGCCAAGCTTTCCTCCGCTAACCCCTTACTTCTCATACAAGAGCGGTGTTCTTCTACTTTTGCTACTAATTCTGATGCGATCGCTTCACATTCTGCATATGGGGCAATACTCGCGGTAAGTTGTTGTAATTGTTCTGTTAATGCTGCAATCTGCTCTTGGATATTAGCTACTTCTGTAAATTGAAACTGCATATTTCTAGGTTCCTAAGTAATTGTGTCGTTGTAATTATTGGAACCACCCAGCAAATTATAGTTAGTTATTCTGCTGCCATTTAGCAAGTGATTTGCTGGGTGGTAGTTTTTCTTATGCTGGCCGATGCGTCAAACCCCCACCAGGAGCCGACTCCTTAAGATTAAGGGAAATATAATCTACGCTTTCTACAAAATCCATTTTCAAAAAAGCAGTTTTTGCATTATCCTTTCGGCTATATTCAAGCCATTGCCAAGCACTATCAAAATCAACTGGGTAATCTTCTTTGGCAGTGACTAGCGCCATCGCCATATCTTTTATAAATTGAAACTGCATATTTCTAAGTTCCTAAGTAATTGTGTCGTTGTAATTATTGGAACCACCCAGCAAAATATAGTTAGTTATTCTGCTGCCATTTAGCAAGTGATTTGCTGGGTGGTAGTTTTTCTATTTACCTACGTTGCGGATAAACTCGCGGGTATAACGCCACATCTCCGACCAATTATCGCGCTTGCGGAAATATGCTTGCGCTTCTGTCTCCCCGTATTCGTTTTTGGATCTAACACCTGTTAGCTGTGAGCGCTGCAATGACCATTGCTCAAGCTTCGTAAGGCGATCCTCCATTGCATAAATCTTTTGTGCTAACTCAGCATTTTCAACCGCTAAATCATGTCCCGCTTTCATTGCAATAAATACTGTCGCTCCAGCTCGTAACATTGCCTTGCACAGCGCTTTTGCATTACTACGTTTTTCGTGACCTCTTGCTTCAAACGCATAGTAATAAATTATGTCCGCGCATACGTCAGCCGGTATGCAATCAATATCCTTTCCACTATTCGGATTATTTACCTTCCCCATATTGCTCAAGTCTAAGTCACGCAAGCCCTGTGGCGATTTTTGTGAGCGCCTTACTATATTGCTAATGTCCGCTTGCGATATCTGGCACATCCAAGCCAGTGCTGATTGGGAAGCAAAAGCCGCTTTGTCAGACTTCCTGACAATCCATTGGCATCCGTTCTCGTCTTCTACAACATCAAACTCCGACATTGCTAGAGGTTCAGCCTTTAGAGGTAGTGCGCTTCTGTCTACCCCTAAGCCATAAAGGCAGGCTTCGCCAACGGGGAAGCAAGCTACAACGGAGTCCTCCTCCGCAAGCGACTGGCTTTCTAGATAAGCTGTTCTCGCTGCATCGTATTTGGCTTTATTCTCCGCTGATTTCTCGCAAAAATACTCTAGCTCTGCTCGTTCCATTTGTACTTGTAAGTCCATTGTTAACCTCCTATATTTCAACGCCATCCGCGATCGCTAACACTCTCGCTACTCTCGTCACACTCTCTAAAAATTTTTCCGGATGGGGGTGCTTATCCGCGATCGCTGCGATCGCTTTTATCTTTACGCTAAACGGCAAGTACACCACCTTCGCTTCCGCATTCCACACTCTCTCAAACTTTCCTTTCTTATCTCTCTCTTGCATTCGTTCCTCTTTATGCACTTTGTACATAATATAATACATCCGTCTTAATCGGTCAACAGGAAAAGATATATTTTTCTCTACAAAATTGACCGTTGAGTTGGCTGGCTGATTTTCGCCTTCAAGGCGTCTAATTTTTGCTTGACATAGTTAGGCATAGGTGAGGCAGTTTCGGGGGTTGTAGAAGCGTTATTGCGCGAGCCACGTGCTACAACGGAGGACACCTCCGCAACGCAGTGGCTCGGCTGTGAAGATGCTTGAGGCAAGACTTTGGTATCCTTGTCGGAGCATTGGCAGAAAACGGTAATAAATTGTTTTTGCAAAATTGAGCGCTGATAGTCTGATTCAGCGATCGCAACGGCGTTAAGTCCGCCAATGGACTGAAGAGCAACACGGCATCGCAAAGAAGAGTAAGTAAGTAGTTCGGTTGAATGTTGGTGATTGCTCGCCGCAGCGGTAAGAATAGTTTGCCATTCAGCGATCGCTTTTGATTCCTTACCACCGTTGATATAGTCAACAAGTTCGCCTGCTGTTGGCATAAATCGGCTATGCAAAATCGCATGACGCACTGCTTCTGTAAATTCTTCGTCGCTTAATTCCTGGTCTAAAAAGTCTTTCCAAATGTGCTTGATTGGAGAAGCTAGCGTCTTCCCGTAATTCATCTCAAGCAAATCAAACATTTTCTCATACACTTTCTGACAAATCATCGCATCCCCTCATACCCTTTCTTGTTCCCAAACAAAATCATCAACATTTCCTCTTCATCACTCATTTCAGACGCGATGGTCGTTTCTTCCTTGCCCGTCACTCTGTTTCTGTAACTTTCGTCCCTCTCCCATAAATCAGCGTGGACGCTAAACATTTTCGCCGTATGCCCGTTATCGATAAACCTGAAGAAAGTAAATCTCTGTTCTCGGTAATATCGCCCCTCAACTGACTCCCTAACCGCACACACCGCACCTCCAAACTCAACCAAACTAAAATCCTTCGCTAACTGCCTTATTCGATTCTTCGCCCTTATATCCAACTTTGGACAGCGCGGACAACAACCCGGCGCAAACCGATTCCACACTTCCGCATACTCCTGTACCTCGCTATCGCTCAAATACCGCGATCGCATCCTTTCCTCACTTTTGAATACAGCACTATTTTCTAGTGCCAGCCCCGGAATAATTGCACCTGACGAATTAAATTCTTTTTTGTCGAGTTGTTCTGTTTTGATTTCTGTCGTAGTCGCGTTTTCTGTGGCTGCTTCTTTTTCTTTACTTAAAAAAACAAAAACATCATTTTTCGCGCGCGCGTCTTCGTGTGGATCTAGTTCAATTGGATATAGTTCTATATTGGATCTAGTTTGAGTCCCGTGGCAAGACCCCCCTGAGACCTGAGTCGAGACTACCCCAAGTTCTAGCTCAGGACTAGGTGTAGTCAAGGTCTGGGACTGGGTGTAGTCATCATTCAAGACTACCCTTGGCTCTGACTCAGGACTAGGTTTTTTCCATTCAGATGGTGGAGTGAGAGTGTACAGGTTTGTACGATTTGCCCCGTTTTGTAAAAAGCGTAATTCTTTTTCTATTACCCCCTTTTCTTCTAATTCAGCGATCGCAGCGATCGCCTTTTTTCGCCAAAGAGATGGAGATGAAGTAGGGTAAGAACCCTTGAATGCGATCGCTAATTTCGCGTATGATGGATAGCAATCGTTGGTATGATGATTAGCAAATTTCTTCAGTTCTGCGTAAATGCGAAATGCATCTAGAGATAAATCCATCTCCAAAATTTGGAAATCTATCATTACGAATGGAGAATAACTGCGGTCTAATACTGTATCGTGTGTCATAATATCCTTAGAATTTTTGTTTATCTAGCTCTCAAGTTCCCTGACCTTGAGGGTTTTTTGGCTTATCTGACATTCGCTCTCTATGTAACTCAAGCGCGATCGCTTCAATCTCCGCTTGCAAATATTCCGGCACGCTAACTCGCACCGTCTTACACGCAATACCTTCAGTATCAGGATATTTAGCAGGAAATCTGTGTTTTGGTTGCTTATTCGCCATTGTTTGTTCTGCCGACACAATAATCTTATACTAACAAAACAGTTTTGATGTGTCAATACATAAACAATAAGTAAAAATGTTTTATATTGAAAACAAATGACGGAAGGATGGTTTATACCTGTGTGTTGTTCAATACTGTAAAATGGCAGATGCATGGCAGCATGGCTAAATTGGTGAATAGTATTGTAGCCAATTATGCACTGTATAAGTAATAGCAACACAAAGTATAAAGTAGTACGTGTGTCTAAAAAGACACAAAGAGTTGACAAATCTAAAAATTGTGTCAGAATAAACGCGCTTGTGTAGACTAGGAGTATTATGGAAAGCGAGAATGGGGCACAAAGGCTTGGGGCATTGATTGCAGATGTTAGAGCTAAAAGCGGGTTAGATTTACGTAAATTTGCGGCATTATGTGTCAAAGATGACGGTAAAGCGATAGGTTTTAGTACGCTGAACAAAGTAGAGCGGGGTTTCCCTCCCAGTGGTGAGGTACTGCGTGCGATCGCACGTAATCCCTATATAGCAAAGGACTACACGCTCGCGGCGCTATATCAAGAACTGCAAGGAATTGAAGATGATAACCCTTTAGCCAAGCAAGCACTGTTTACTGCACATCAAATTATTCCTTATGCGGATAAAATCTCTGACGAGCAAAAACGAGATTTAATTATTCACCTGGTTAATGACCTATCGAGAGATAGCAAAATGACAGTATTGCAAACTCTTCTTGATAGCTTTACTCAGCCCAGAAAACGCAAATAGCGCCACGTGCCACCCCTAAGGGGGAAGCAAGCTACAACGGAGGACACCTCCGCAACGCAGTGGCATGGTTAATAATAGGTTAAATGTAATAAAATTTATCAAAACTTGCAATGTATAAACAGTTAACTTTTTGTAAGTATACGGCTATTATTATGCTAATAAAATAGTCTTGAGGGGTGATACCCTTAGTATTTAATAAACAAAAATTAGCATGAACGATAGCAATGAACTGGCACAACAAAGGGTTAAAGTAAGGTTAAAGACCTTAGAGATAGTTATGGAAGATTGGGTAAAGCATATTGTAGATAAAGTAGAGGGATTGACGGAGGAGCAGCGATCGCAGCTAGCTGAAGCCTTAAGAAAAGATACAGTCATTGAAATTAATCAAACTCATATTTGTGGTGGCTATCATATAAACGGGAATCAGCAATTCATATTGAGCGATGACGGGATAGCAAAGCTAATAGGAACCATGCAAGGATTGGCGACTACGATAAACGAGCAATATGGAGCGGAAATCGGAGCAGAAATAATAAAAGTAGCAATAATGGCGTTTGCAAATGTTTTGAGTAAATAGGGTGTTCCTACCACAGGTAAAAAGTTCTTTCGGATATTCCACCAGCAAGCCACCCTTCGGAATTATGAGTCGTTTCACTTCGTTCCACCCGCTGCGGACGTACTCAGAAGCACTGGAAATTTCCGCTAAAATAAATACACAGTCATGATAGCGCAAAGCCATGAGCAATCAAGAACTAGAACAACAACTCCTCAGCCTCGACTTAGCAGAAAGAATACGCATCCTCCAACTTTTGGCTCAAAGCCTGACATTACCATCATCACAGCCAACCCCAACCTCTGACGAAATAGATTTAACCCGCGATCGCACTCCTGAGCATTCCCTACGCAAAATCCCCATAACAATTCCTCCAGATTTTGACGAACCCATGCCTGAATTATGGGATGCTTTGGGACAATGATTTTACTAGACACCCATATTTGGCTGTGGTGGCTCCATACTCCAGATCAACTTTCTGAGCGTGGACGTAAACTATTAACCATAGGCGAAAACCAAAATTCCCTTATTGTTTCTGCCATTTCTGTATGGGAAATCGCAGTTAAGCACAGTAATGGGAAACTACCCCTCCCCCTTCCCATTAATGAATGGTTCGCACTTGCAACAACTCGACCTGGAATTACCATAGAACCGCTCGATCCACTCGATGCAATTATCAGCACCCAATTACCCGGAGACTTTCACAAAGACCCAGCCGATCGTATTATTGTTGCAATAGCCTACCGCCGCAATATAGAACTTATGACCTGCGATCAAAAAATTCTCAACTATCCATACATCAAAACAATTGGATAAGTGTGACATCTAACAACAAACCTTACAGCTACGCATTTTGTTTTTGTTTGGGACTGTGTGATCGCGATTCAGGTTCGCACCCTCAAACTGTTATCCCACATACATTACAGTCAATTTTGTCCGTTCCAGGTTCGCACCTCAAAAAGTATACTCCTAACTCCTAAGAAACACATCCCCCCGCAGCAAATTAGGTAGGAGCTTAAGGCATAAAATTGTCCTATAGTGACTATACAATGTCCTTTTTGAATGCGGACGAACCAACTGCCTGTGATTTAGTAGCTGACTTTGGTATTAATATACTTTGGCATCCGTCTTTGGGACTAGAACTAGGCAGCAACTTAAAAACACTATTATGGGAATGTATTACTGGTAAAATTCCTTTAGATATTCTTGTATTTGAAGGGTCGGTAGTCAACGCACCTAACGGTACAGGGGAGTGGAATAGCTTCGTTAAAATTACTAAAAATCCCTACAACTCATATGCAATAAGGCTTAGGTTTTTAGTATGTCATAGTTTCTTGCTTTGTGAATCGTGTCAAATCACATCAAATCGTGTCAAAATATTTCAAATCGTGTCACTTATTTAGGCACAAATGGGACTTGATATAGACGGTAAGCTATTGGAATTAAACAGCAGACTTAAGGCTGCGGGAACTAGGGTGACGGTGCAGCGTCGTGGTGGAACTTTGCTGCTAAGGGGTACATTTCCCCCAAGACCGCACTCTGATAAAACTAAACCCTATCAGCAGCGGATATTTTTAGGTTTAAAGGCAAGTGTTGCTGGGATTAAAGCAGCTGAGCAGCAAGCGAAGATTATTAGCGCTCAACTGGAGTTAGGTCAATTTCGTTGGGAAGATTGGTTTGAAGAGGAAGACAAAACTGAATTCAGACCAGTTAGCTTCTGGCTGGAGCGGTTTGAAGAGGATTTTTGGAGTAAGCGGGAAAAGAACATAAAATCCCTAAGAACATGGGAAAGTAGTTATCAGAGGGCATTTGTAAAATTGCCCAAAGATGAAACACTAACACTTGAATTGTTATTAGAAGTTATTCGGTTGGTAAAACCAAACACAAAAACAAGGCAAGTAGTTTGTCAGCATTTTGTAAAATTAGCTCTTCTTGCAGAGTTACCAGGAATTGAAAAAATCACCGAACTAAAAGGTAGCTATTCCCCCAAAGCTGTAAACCCAAGAAACCTACCACCCGATAATCTTATTGCAGAAACAGTAAATGCGATCACGCATCCTGGATGGAGATGGTTAGTTGGTATTTTGGCTACATATGGACTGCGATCGCATGAAGCATTTGAGTTAGATTTTACTGAGTTTCCAGTAGTCAGAGTATTAAAAGGTAAGACGGGTGAAAGAATAGTTTATCCGTTGTACCCAGAATGGTCACACAAGTGGAGGCTAGACCAAATTATTTTACCACCAATAAGTCTTGAACAAGACGGTAAGCGGTCAATAGGGCAAAGAATAGCAAGATGGTTTTGGGCACAAAAATTTCCATTTCGTGCTTATGATTTAAGGCATTGCTACGCTCGTAGATGCTTTGAATTCGATATACCTACAAACAGAGCAGCAAAATTAATGGGACACGAAGAAGTCATCCACAACAAGGTTTATAGAGCATGGATTGATGAAAAGTATTATAGAGAAAAGTTTGACAGGGATGTTTTTGGCAAAGGTAAACCTAAAGCTCCAAGTTAATTACCTTTCTCCTGAGTTAGTTTTTCTTAACTCCTGTACTGCTCGGATATTAATTTTAATTATCCGATAATTACTATTAGTTCGCGCATCATTTATATAATGCACACCTTCGATCCATTCTCCGGATTTGATGCGACGAAGTATACTACTACGGCTGTACCCTACGCCAAGCTTTTGATATGCTTGTGCAATTGTTACCAAATCTTCTGTATTTATTTCAACTCGCGCTACTTTTCGACGCATAGTTTTTAGTAAGAATAACAATAAGATGTTGACAGATATTTTTCTTTATTTCTGTTATTTAATAGCAGAAAATAAAAGTGTTAATTACTAGAACAAGCATTGTTCCACGGCGACTTAGCTTCTAGTGGCAAAACGTACAACCAATAAACATTTGCAAAATTCACCAAATTTTGAGTTGCTGGATAAGCTTCAATAGCCGTATATTCCTCGCCAACTAGTTCATTTTTAATGCGTTGCTTGTCAGCCCACGAAATAAATGTACTTTCATCTTTGCGACTAATTAGAATTTTCTTGCCTATTCCAGACGAGTATTGGTGCGTGTAAATAGACACCTTGAATTTCTTATTTTAATAGTATTTTTCCGGGGCACTACTCTCTAATACACTAGAATTAAGTAGCAGTATGGGCGTCAAGCGCGAGTGAAGTTCGTACTCTTCTACTTGAAAATAAGCATCGTTTCTTCATACTATTGTACAATTTTTTTTGTGTACAATAGTAACATGAAAACATTGTTGTACTTTCCTTTAATCTCATATTGCCAAGTTGAAAAAACGTAATACATTTTGGCAATCAGTAGGTTCTCAAGCAGTACAAGATATTTGTCAACGGATTGAGAAAGCCTATCAATTGTTTTTTAAGCATAATCAGAAAGGAGTTAGACCACCAGGATTTAAGAAAGTTAAGAAGTATAAATCATTTACCCTCAAACAAGCATGATATAAGTTTTTAGGTGGCAATAGGGTTAAGATTGGGAATCGAGTTTATCAATTTTGTCAGTCTAGAAGTTGGGAAGGAACGGTGAAAACATTAACAAATTAGTAAATACAAATAAGGAGCAATCATGATTATTCAACCCTTAGAAAAACTATTCACATTCGATGAATTTTTAGAGTTTTTAGAAACACAACCTGAAAATATTCGTTACGAATTATACGACGGAGAAGTTATTCAAATGCCTCTACCAGTTGGCGACCATGAGGAAATCATTGCATTTTTAGTAAAAATATTAACGCTAGAATGTCATCGCCTCAAGCTTAATTACGGCATTCCAAAAACAGTTTTAGTAAAACCAAAAAATAAAAATTCGGGTTATTTTCCTGATATCCCCTTATTAAATTTGTCCAATTTAGTAAACGAACCACAATGGAAAAAAGAATCAACAATTAGTAACTCTGATTCAATACCCTTGGTAATCGAAGTAGTTAGTACTAATTGGCGAGATGATTATCACAAAAAGTTTGCTGATTATGAAGAAATGGGTATCCAAGAATACTGGATTGTGGATTATGCCGCTTTCGGTAGTAAGGAATTAATAGGCGACCCCAAACAGCCAACAATTTCCATTTATTATTTAAATGATGAGGGGGAGTACCGCAGTAAACAGTTTAGGGGAAACGAGCGTATAGTCTCCCCAACATTCTCAGATTTAAATCTGACTGCCGAACAGATTTTTACAACAACTTATTGACATACTCTCCGCCCAAGAATGTGCGGAGATTCTAGGCTCAAACAACAATTGCGGTTTTATACCGTCTTACATCATCTAACCCAACAGTTGATGCCCCAACTGCACAAATATTCTTAGCTGCGTTTTCGTCCCTCCCGTTGATCGATTGACAGGACGGACAACGCCACTCTCTTACTAACAAGTCCAGCTTTTCTAAAACGTGTCCACAACTAGAACAAGTCTTACTAGACGGATACCATTGATCTATAAATATCACCTGCTTGCCTTTTTTCTTGGCAATCCACTCTAAAATTTGCAGAAATTCTCCAAAGGCTAAGTCTGATATCTTGCGTCCCCAAAGACGTTGCATCCCCTTAAGATTGAGTGTTTCAAAGCACAGCACATCAAACTTATTGGTGAGGTCGTGGGCTAATTTCCAGAACCAATCACGTCTAGCGTTAGAAATATCCTCATATTTGCGTACTAAATTCTTTCTTGCCCGCTCTCGATTAGCTGACCCTTTCAACTTTTTGGAGTGCTGTCTACTGGCTTTTTTGACTACATTGAGTGATTGCTTAAGAAATTGAGGTGAGTCTATCTTGGAACCATCAGAGCAAGTGAGAAACGTTTTCATCCCGAAATCAAATCCCGCTACATTACCAGTCGTGAATCTGACATCTTTATTCGCAACGTCGTCAACTACAACTACCATGAACAACTCCCCTAATGGAGTGCGTTTAATAGTTAATGTCTTGACTGTTCCTTCAATTTCTCTAGACTTCCAAAATTGATAAACTTTGTTCCCTATTTTGACTTTGTTACCACCTAAAAACTTATAACCAGTTTGCTTAAGAGTGAATGATTTATATTTCTTGACTTTTTTAAATCCTGGTGGTCTAACTCCTTTCTTATTGTGCTTAAAAAATAACTGGTAGGCTTTATCAATACGTTGACAGATATCTTGTACTGCTTGAGAACCTACCGATTGCCAAAATCGATTTCGCTTTCTCAACTTGGCAATATGAGACTGAAGGAAAGCACAGTTTAAATGTTTACCCCACATCCGGTAATATCGTTTATGTAGAGCTATGCAATGGTTATAAATCAACCCAGAAGCGTTAATCATCTGCTTGAGATGTCTATTCCGCTTATGTTGATAGAACTTAAACTTTAGTGTTTTCATGTTACTATTATATGTAAAACTACGAAAAAACAATGTTTATTTTTAAAACAAAGAAAAGCCGTCCTATAAGGACGGGGCTTTAAACCCAATTTCTTGGTAAATGATGCCAGCTGGCATCATTTACGTCATCCATTTAATGTTTTGCAGCTTCTAGTTCGTAGCACTTGACAATCAAAGGCTTAAGCTTGTCTAAGTCTTCTATTGAACCAATAGCAACCTTTGATAGTATTTCGCCATTAACTCCTGGTACTTCCTGAATTGTAAAATTAGGTGCAAGAGTTTTCGCTTCCTCAGGATTTATCCTCGCAATCAAGCTCTTTTTAGCTGAGGATAAGTACAATCGCATGAACCACCAGGTTGATTTCCCAAGATTAATGCCAAAGTATGACACAGTATCCTTGGATTGGGGTTCAAGCTTGAACTTAGTTGACGTTTTGGCGATCGCCTGAATTTTAGCAAAGGCTGACAACTCTTCTTCAGTGGTGACAATATTGTTTTTCTCTTCAATTTCTAACTCAATCTCTAGTTCATCTACTTCCGGTGGAGAAACGGTACTACTCTCAGGATGAGTCATCTCCTGATTAACCGACCGAGTAATGAGTGACACTAAGCTAGCTTGAAGGGAACGTTTAACAATAGGATGAAACTTCTTGATTATGTTCGCAGTAACCACACCTCTAAATTCATACTTTGATGCAACCGTTCCCATCTCCTTAATCAAAAAGTGAACAAATTTGTCTGAGGGGGAAACTAAAATACTATCCACTAGTCCGCTTATACCTTGAGAGTAAAGTATCTCCTCAGCATCATTCTTTATTTTGGTTGGATCAAAATTATCACGGTGGAAAAGCTTGAGATTTTCAATTTCCTTAGAACCGTAATCTAAAATGTTGAAGGTGAAGAATGGCTCTTTGTCCATCATATTACTGTCTTCAAGGTCAGTAAAGAAGAGATATTCAACTCCGTTGGTAACAATACTAATTCGTGCTGTACGTACTGCGTTGAAGTAAAACTTTAATTGCCCATCGTGGACTTCTGGTTTCTCAGTACAGGCCTTGGCTTCAACTAGCATTACTATTTTACTGTTAATTGCGATCGCGTAATCTACCTTCTTTGGCTTAACCTTCCCAGGTGTAGCAAAATCAGCAAAGTACTCATGTATTACCTCGGTCGGGTCAGTTGTGTCATATCCTAGAATACCTAAGAAAGGTGATATGAATGCTGCCTTGGTGTTTTCTTCGCCGACGACAACGTGTAGTCTGCTAGCTACTCTTTCAGACAATTTACCTAAATCTTCAGTGAAACCCATATTAAACCCTATGTAACAGTTTTGACCTATTACTAAGTATTCCCAGGTTGGCAGGGGACTTTTAAGGTTGCTAAGCTCAAGCTGAAACCCAATAGAGACGCAGCTGACCACTGCGTCTTTTTGTTGTTTCCATCTGCGGATATCCGCACTAGTTAAGGTTTGGGTCTTCCCGCCCAATGCCGAGCGATCGCGCTTTTCTGGGGTTAATTTCACCAAACCTTACAATCGGTGGTTAAAATGTGGCATGAGGAATTAGGTAGAGTTCTTTGGTACTTGCAACGCTATTTCAAAACCTACGTGAACACCTTATAGCGGACAACGGGATTAATTTTGCAGAATCAGTTGCCCCTTGGGATGTCATCAATCAGCTTAGACATATCAATTTTGATGAATCTGGAGAGCAACTCAAAGCAATAATTGAATCATCCTACGCCGACGGTGTTGATGGATTTGAGAATGTCCGAGTCCAGGACAACAAAATTACAGGCATATTTATCGATATTATTTCACCTTCATTAACGAAACGTTACGAATTTACTGTTACTGCCAACAACGTTAGCTACTCCCCAATTAACCGGGATGAAATAGAGGCAACAAACTTTGAGGAACCTGAATTTGTTGCTACTGCCAAAAAGAAGAATTGTAAAAAGGGGTTTGCTTGTGGTGGTACTTGTCTACCACTAAAAACCAAATCTGGGGAAAAAACTAGGTGTAATCATGAACCGACACCTCAGCAGAAAGAAATTGTTAAAGATTTGATTGAGAAGGGCAAGGGCAAAAGCAAATCCTCAAAAACACCGCTTGCTTCAAAGACTGATAGCGCCAGCAATGTAAGTACTAAGGAGGATAAAGGTGCGAAAAACAAGGGTAAAAGTGCCGCCAAAAATAACGTTGATACGTCATTGCCTAGTAAAAGTGCAAATTTAGAAGGAAAAAACCAAGCGCCTCCGCCTTCTCCTGAAGAAACTGCAAAAAAAACCATTAAATGGTTAAAAGAAAGAGGGTATCCAATTACTGGATTGATTCCTCATGATGGTATACATACACTTGTACAAACAATGGTTGGTGAGACTTCTCCTCAAATAGCCAAGCGTATAGGGTATTCTGACTTAGGCCCAGACCCAATTGAAGAAGGTTTAGTTATGGTAATTCAGAAAATGTCCCAAAGCAAGCTCAAAATTGAGGATGCTCAAGCATTTGCGGTTGATTACGCGCAAAAAGTAGCTAAACAATATATTCCGGAGGCAACAATTTATCAAAATAAATCTAAGATTAAGCCAATAATCAAAGATTATTTAAACAAAATGTTTGAAAACAAACATTTAGATGCTTATCTTAAACAGGCTTCAGAATTTCTAGACGGGACACATACAGATACTATAAACAAAGAAGCAGCTAAATATGGCTAATTTTATTGACAATGCAAAGGATTATGCTAAATCTATCTTGGAAGAATCACCAGATATCACAGAAAAAGATTTTATTCAACTTCTTCAAGGCTATCAAAACTCTGCTGCTAACCTTTCAAAAGATAATAAACTTAAAGCAACAGACTATTCTCAGCTTTATAAGCAAGTATATAAGGATTTAAAAAATTGACGACTGCGTCTCTGTTAGGTTTCAGCTTGAGCTTAGCAACCTTAAAAGTCCCCTGCCAACCTGGGAATACTTAGTAATAGGTCAAAACTATTACATAGGGTTTCAATATGTCGGATAACATACACATCTCAGTAGAACAAGGTGATGGCAATGCGATCGCTCCCATCGCCTATGCCATAGAGCAAGCATTAGTTGACAAAGGAGCAAGGGTAGAAGTCGAGATACAATTTGGCGTGTTTTGGATAAGTATAAGTTCGCCTTCCAAACTAGAACCTCAAGCAACCAGCGAAGCAGTATTAAAAGCGCTTTTAGAAATTGAATCACCCAAAGCTGTTGTAGTAAAAATTACGTTTACTACATCAAAGAATAAACACTATCCAATGTGGAGCAAGCATTTTGTTTTGCGTGGAGCGGAGTATGTAGAAAACACCGTAGCAGTCAATAAACTCACTTTTATTTTGGGAATTGTCATTGCTCTGGTGTTTGTCTGGATATGGTCAGCTTTTAGCTACAGACCTCCAGTTACGTCAGTAGCTAGCAATAACATTAATACACCGCCTGAAGCACCTAGAACATTTTTAGGCAAAAGCGAATCGGGCTATGAACTTTGGACAGATGGTCGCTGCGTATTTGTTAAAGATGTCAGAACGTCCGATTTGGCACGCTTAAATACCGACATAGAAGGGTTTAAAAAAGCTGTGAAAGACACAACAGGAAAGCAGTGCGTACTATTTGAGTAACTAGACTTTCACAGAACCATCTGCGGATATCCGCAGATGGTTGCCTCTAAGAGTAGGATAATCCGAATTCCGGTGCATCCAGTTGCAACTTCTGAAACAGCATTGAGCGCACTTCTGGGTCTAACTCTTCCAGGTCATCCATACCTATCCTCAGCTCGTTATCGTTTTCAGGATATGGGTAGTCAAACTCAACACCTAGCTTTTCCTTGGACTCATGGTGAAACCACCAGCGACCATTTTTAATAAGTGAAAAAATAACCTCAATTCTGTCACCTAAATACTCGTACCAAAAGCTTCTCATTTTAAGGTTCCTGCGGCTTTGTTTACAAGTGGTTCTAAATTATATAATAAGTTACGTTTGTAGTTTTTTCGGGCTATCTCCTGTAAAGATTCAGTGATATCTTTGCCCTCGGATTCTAGCACTTCAATAGTTTCACGGACATTGTGCTTGTGAATTTCCGCATTCATCCGAGGTCTTGATTTGGAGTAGTCCTGACTCTCTTGATGCCCTTTATCGAAGCTGAAGTAACCGTTAGTGCGCTCGTATATAGCTAGTGCTTCAGATTCGCTTAAATTAGCTAATTTTTGAGCTTCGTTTAACTTAAACTGCTTATCCCTAATTTGCTGGTCAAGAGAACCTTTATCTCGCAGCAATCTTTGACTATTCTTAGCTTTTTGGCGCAATTCTCTAGCTTGGTTTTCATAAATTAACTTAGCCGCCTTAGCACTATCTTTATCAGGGTATTCATCAGTAGGGAATTTAACATTTAACTTAATCGCCTTAGCCTTTGCTTCCAACTCAGATGCTTGCTGACTCCAGTGCTTAATGTTGCTTTCAGCATCCATAAACTCCTGATGCTCCGAGAGTGACTTCTGAACCTTATCTTTAGCCTTTGCGATCGCCTTCTTCTTGTCCCTCACTACATTTAATTCCTTCTCTTCGTCTTCAGTCAGTCCCTTGTTCTTCCTCCGCGCACCTCGACTATCAGCAGTGGTGTATTTAGTTTCTACCGCATCCAGAAGTGCGATTTCATCATCAAAGCCTTGAACCTCGTTACTTAGCCGCTGCTTATACTGTTCGGGATTCTCTTTACGCTCCTTCAATTCATCCAACTCCCCGGAGAGTTTAGGTAGTCGTGCATTAGCGGTGGAGACTGTCTCTGCTACCTTATCCTTAATCTTCTGCCTAATAAATTCTGATTCTTTATCATTAAATTTGTAATAGTGCAAGTGAGTAGCAGTATCGTCACCACTATGCGCCCCATCCATCAACTCAATAAATTGAGTATTCCGACCGTGCTTGGCTGAATTCCAATACTCAGGAATCACCTCCATCTCAATGTCACCTGTTTTGGAATTTTGGTGAAAACGGACAGAATTGGGAGCTACACGTCCTTCTTGATCTACGTACACATTATTGTATATATGGTGATGTTCAATACCATCGCTTAGAGATTTCTTGACCTCTATTCCAGTTGCATCTAAATAATCAGAGGGATTTTTAGTGGTATCACCTCCAGACACCAGGGATACAGACCTTAGCATCAAATCCTCAGCAATTTCTCGTTCTCCCTGGTCTATCATTCTTTTAACTGTAGGAGCGCCAAACACTGAGGCATAACGAGGTATAGAATTACCATCCTTGTCCTTATCGTGTGCAGTATCCTCAAATTGGAATTGTGCGCGTTGTTTGTAGAGAGCTTCCATAACTTGCGATCGCTCCTCAGCAGTTTTTAGGTCTGGGTCTTTGAGGATATCGTCTTTACTATTGGCTAAAGTTTGTTTAAGTTTGTTTAATCGGTCAGCGTTTAACCCCGACCTTGTTAGTGCTTCACTCTCTTCCTCAAGTTGCGATCGCGCTACCCGTCCGTTAAGGTGGTAATCTAGGTCAGCTATGGCGGACTCAACTTCTTTGAGCTTCAAGCTATCAGTATTTGGGTTGGATTTTAGCGATTCATATTCAGATTTGATTTGGTCAAGACGCGATCGCTGATTTTTGATATTCGCTTTCTGAGCGGCAACATGAGCGCTAGCCAACTCTGATAAATCTTTCTCTTGTAAGCAGGGCATAATTTTAAATGTGAAATATGGTTTTATCAATGTTATTTCAAAACTTACGTGAACACCTAATCGAGTCCAAAGGAATAAGTTTTGCTGAGAATATTATTTCTTGGAATAATATAAAGTCGCTGGAATCGATTGAGTACGATGGATCCGGAGAGCAGTTAAAAGAAATATTAGAAACTAGCTATAGGGACGGTATCTCTGGGTTTGAGGGTGTCAAAGTTGATAATGATAAGATTGTTGGCACGTTTATAGACATTGTTAATTCCAAGCTCACTAAGAGATACAAGTTCACCTTAGACGAGAATGAGATAAGTTATAAGTTGCTTAATCCTAAAGATATTGATGATAATGGTAATTACTCTGAAATAACTTTTGCTACCAAGAAAAAAGACGCGAAATCTAAGAATTGCGCCAAATCAACTCCTTGTGGTAATAGTTGCATCAAAAAGGGTTTGACTTGTCGAGTTACCCCTTCACCTCAACAGAAGGAGGTAATTAAAAAAATAAAAAATAATGCTCAGAAAAGACTACGCTCTGGAGTTGCAGATGTTGCCACTTCTGAATTAAACCTTGACCCTAGTAGGTTTCAATATAAATTAGTGCATTCTAAATCTGGTAGTTCTGGCTCACTAACTGGTGTTCGCAAGTGGGATCCAGAACTAGCTGGTATTATCCAAGTATGGGAAGACCCCGCAGACGGAAAGACCTATGTAATCAACGGTCACAACCGTGCTAATCTAGCTAAAGAACAGGGAGTCGATGAAGTAACTGTCCGATACATTAAAGCAAAATCAGCTGAAGAAGCCAGAGCAACGGGAGCTTTAACAAATATTGCTGAGGGAAGAGGAACTCCTTTGGATGCTGCAAAATTTTTCCGTGATACGGGACTAACCCAGAAAGATTTAGACGACAAAGGAATTCCCCTCCGTGAGAAAATCGCAACCGATGGTATTGCATTGGCTAGTCTTAACGATGGTTTGTTCAACCGAGTTGTAACAGGTGAATTTCCTCAAGAAAGAGCGGTAGTAATTGGAGGGATGATTAAAGACGCTAAGCAACAAGCAGAACTGGTTGAGTTAATTGAAAAGCATGAGAAGCGAGGTAAGAAGGTAACAAACGATACGATTAAGGAGTTGGCTGATATGGTCAACTCAGCCCCAAAAGTTCAGGAAGAAGATGGTGGACTTTTAGGGTTGCTCGGGTTTGAACCAGGACAGCGATCGCTTGCTATTGAAAAAGCAGAGATTCAGTCTGAGATTAAACGTCGGCTTTCCAGAGAAAAGAAATTATTTGGTATTGTAGGTAAGTCTACAACTGCCAAGGAACTGGAAAAAGCAGGAAATCAAATAGATATTGATAAATCCCGTGAGGTCTCTGAATCGGCAGACATCGCGCTGCGGGTTTTTGATCAAGAGAAAGCTTTTACTGGAGCAATCAGCGAAGCAATTAACCGGGCGGCTACAAGGATTGCAGATGGAGAAAACGCTAAAAAAGTAAAGGATGAAATTTATGCAGAAGTCCTCGGAAGAATACAAGAAACTTACGCAGGAGGAAAAACAAAGAATACTAGAAGAAGTAAAACTTCAGATGACAGAGAAGAAGATGAGCCAAAGTTATTCTAAAAATACAACTAATTAAATTCTATCTGCGGACAATCCGCAGATAGGGAAAAAATATCGGTCTAAGCGTACCCTTACGACCCGGAGCGTTTATGTAACCCATTGCAATAATTCTTCGTTTATTTCCTTGACCGTGAAAATCTTGCCTTCCGCTTTTAAACGATTGTAGAAAACTTCATAATCCTTTTTCGACATACCTCTTTCTTTCATTCTTGCTTCTAATTGATTTTTCTTGATAGCTACGACACCTTTTAATTCCTGTTGTCGTCTTTCTTCACGATATTCTTGTTCAAAAACTTTTGAGTTGATTTCAAATAATTTATTTTCTGAATCATTCTTTTTCGCTAATGCACGGATAACTGATTGGTCTTTCTCCGGATTAATCCCTTTCTGAATAGCTCCTGTCGCCAACACATTATATTCTTTTGCATTGTCATCAAAATTTTTCTTAGCTAATTTCATATCAGCTTTTGTCGGACTTGCTGTAGTCGGGTTAGTCTTTTTATTTGTTTTAATACCTTTTTCCTGTAGCTTTTGGATGATTTCCTTTTGCTCCGGAGAAGGTGATTTCCGACATCTCAAGCCTTTTTTAATGCAGCTATTTCCACAAGGAGTTGATTTAATACAATTTTTTGGCTTCTGGCTTCCGCCAAACATTTTAGTGCGAGCGAATTCTATCTCTTGGTAGTCAGCATTGTCGTTAATATCCTCAGGATTTAGCAGCTTATAGCTAATCTCATTGTCATCAACACTAAATTCATAACGCTTAGTTAGCTTAGAGTTAATAATATCTATAAATAATCCGGTTATTTTACCGTCTTCAATTTTGACATTTTCAAACCCAGAAATACCATCTTTATAGCTACTTTCTAATATTTGTTTTAGCTGTTCACCTGATTCATTATACTCTAGCGTATCTAGTAACTTAATATCATTTAGAATGTTCTCATCAAAATTTAGATTATTTGTAGCACCAAGGTAGGTACATAAATTTTCAAATAGTACTGATATTGTCATTTGAGTTCTGGGAATAATTCGTACTCTGAAAGATTCATTGCTTGGCAAATTGCAACTTTAGCTGATTTCCACGGTCGCTGTAAGCCGCACTCAAATCTGCTTATATAGTTGCTGCCAAAGGTTGCCAGTCCATTTTGAGCCATGAGGATGGCTAAATCCTTTTGGCTTAATCCTAACTCTTCCCTTTTCTTTTTAAGGGTAAGACACTGAGGAAATTCTGTAGCTGTTTGAATTGGCACGTCAGTAAGTAGGTAAGTAAGTCTTTCCAAAATAACCTAATTAAGCTATTTATGAAAGAATTGAATATTTTATTTAGTATAAAAAGTTGATGGATTCAACACCAATAGAAATTGAAGTTTTCCAAGCGGGGAAGCGGACGGCAAGTAATGGCGTTACGTTTAATTTTTCTATTGAAGATTTAAAGCAGGTGGTAGAAACCTTTAATCCATCTATATTCAGACCGCCACTTATCGTTTCTCACGAAATTGGTGGAATGGTAGATGGGGAAATTGCAGATAAAGAGCTTTGCTACGGAATTCCTAAATATTTGCGATTAGTTGGCGATCGCCTGAAAGCTGGATTTGAAAAGATTGCTCCCCAGATGGTGGAGTGGGTGCGAAATGGGCAATTGCACAGTGTATCGAGTAGCTTCTACCTGCCAAATAGCCCAAATAATCCCTACCCCGGGAAACTGTCTCTAAGACACATTGCTTGCCTGGGTAATACTCCACCAGCAGTAAAAGGATTGGCGCCACTAGAATTGTGCGAATTTAATGTATACCAACCTGAGGAGGGGGTAGTTAACTTCATGATGTATTCACCTTGGGTAATTACCGCTGATTTATTTCAGCGATTTCGGGAATACTTGATTGAGAAAGATTCACTTGAAGTTGCAGAGCAGGTGTTACCATCTGACCAAATTGCTCTACTCAGAACTATGGGTGATAGCACTAATTTGCTTCATGCTGAAATTGCTGAACTTAGGATGCGATTAAATGATTTAGAAATGAACGAGGACGAACCAATCTATATGGAGATGATGGATTACAAAGCTTTAATGAAAGCTAAGGGTATGAGTGCTGCTGATGTAAGTGGTGCTACAGAAATTTCAGAAGAAGATATCAAGGCTTTTGTGGATGGCTCTAAGAAACCATCCACGAAACAGAAGAAACTTCTGGATGAACTGCTGGGTGAAAACTCCACAGAAATGAGTGAAGCGATGCTAGCACTAATCGCTAGAGAAAAAGCGATCGCTGCTAAAGAACTAGAGTTTGAGCGCAAAGAAATCGCCAGTTTTGTGGAGGGTTTAATTAAACAGGGTAAAATTATTGCTGCTAAACGCGATGATACTGTTACCTTGCTTGCATTAACTCCACATAACGTGAATGTTGAATTCGCTTCTTCTGGTAGTAAATCTCCAAGACAAGCATTAATGGATATGTTGAATGACCAACCTAGTTGGAACTATGGTGAAGAGTTAGTAACTCCTTTGGCTCAGATTCCTATGACGCCAAACTTTAACGCACCAAGTGGATTTGGTGTTGATAAGCGGAAGAGCGATGAATTTAGAAGAGCGATCGCATTTTGTCAAGCCAACAACCTAGATTCTAATAACTCCCAACATTGGCAAGAAGCTTTAGAACAAACCCAAAGGGGGGTAAATGCCTAA